CCGCGCACAGCGCCGCCCACAGCGCCGCGCACAGCGTCGCGCACAGCGCCGCCCACAGCGCCGTCCACAGCGCCGCCCACAGCGCCGCGCACAGCGCCGCCCACAGCGCCGCGCACAGCGTCGCGCACAGCGCCGCCCACAGCGCCGCCCACAGCGCCGCGCACAGCGCCGCCCACAGCGCCGCTCACAGCGTCGCGCACAGCGTCGCCCACAGCGTCGCGCACAGCGCCGCCCACAGCGTCGTCCACAGCGTCGCCCACAGCGCCGCTCACAGCGTCGCCCACAGCGCCGCCCACAGCGCCGCTCACAGCGTCGTCCACAGCGTCGTCCACAGCGTCGCGCACAGCGCCGCCCACAGCGCCGCGCACAGCGTCGCTCACAGCGTCGCGCACAGCGCCGCTCACAGCGCCGCGCACAGCGCCGCCCACAGCGCCGCGCACAGCGTCGCGCACAGCGCCGCCCACAGCGCCGCTCACAGCGTCGCGCACAGCGTCGCCCACAGCGTCGCTCACAGCGCCGCCCACAGCGTCGTCCACAGCGTCGCGCACAGCGCCGCCCACAGCGCCGCGCACAGCGTCGCTCACAGCGTCGCTCACAGCGCCGCCCACAGCGTCGCGCACAGCGCCGCCCACAGCGCCGCTCACAGCGTCGCCCACAGCGCCGCGCACAGCGTCGCGCACAGCGTCGTCCACAGCGCCGCGCACAGCGTCGTCCACAGCGCCGCGCAAATTTTTCCGCGAAGCGACCATTGTTCGCTTCGCTATCTCGATCAGCAACGCAGCAATCGGTCCAGCGAGAGAGACGGCAAGAGGCGAGGTTGTCCAAACGATGACCTTTGGTGATTCCAGGCCGGCGAAACGATAGCACTCGCACACTGCGGCCGCAAACTTCTTTCGGTCAGAGTCTCCGGTGCGCAGCCCGATTTCTATCCACCTGTCGGCCCACTCTTCACAGCGCGCCTTTTGCGCCTCTGTCAGCTTGTCGACTCGTTTCATATTTTCTCTCCCGCCGCTTCAAGAACCTGTTGTGCCAGTGCTTCCATTTTCTCAAATACCAAATCGTCCTTGATGACGTGACGAGCCAAGTCTACAGCGAGAGCAGAAAGAGTTTTCGATGGCGAGGCGGGCTTCGGCCGCTTCCCTGTCTCGCGGTCGATGTCGGCCTTGGTAACTTTGCCTTTCGTCTCGGCGACGGCAGCCAGGTTGCGCTGATGCTCTTTGCCTAGCTTGGCGATTTCCTTTGCGGCGGGGCCTTTGATTTTGCCGGCGCGAATCTGCTTCTCGACTTCCGGCGTGGCTTCGATGAGCGCGAGTCTGCCCTTGACCCATGACTTCGATGTGCGGTACGCCTCGGCGCAATCGTCCTCGGTCATCTGGTAGACATTGATGAGCTGTTGGAGATTGTAGGCGTCGTCCATCGGCGTCGTGGGGTTGCGGACGCGGTTCTCTTCGATATTGGCGAGGAAGGCTTGCTGCTCGGTCAGTTGCGTATAAGAGCAGCGCAGCTCGAGCGGTTCCTTCTCATAGAGCTTGCGCTTGTTAATCTCAGACACCGGCCGCCAGCGGGAGAACCCGGCGACTAGCACGGGCTTGCCCCCGGTGCGCCGGATCGTCACAGGCTGTAGCTGCCCGTGGCGAAGAATCGAGTCGATGATCCACTGAATATCCGGCAGATCGTGACGCCCGTTCAGCTTCGGATCGACATCGATGTGTTGGGGCAGGAAGCGATTCTCGCTTGTGCGGTGACCAGGTACGGTAAATTCGACAGCCATGTGGTTCCTTTCGGAGTCTCGGCAGAGACTTATCTACTTGGTAAACAGTTGGCGAAGCTCCTCATCGGTGAGCGTGGGACGCCGCCTATCGGCTGGGCCAGAGAGCAGCGCGTCTTCCATACGATCGATGAATCGGCTATCCCGGCGAGCTCGCATGAGGCGCAGGACGGAGCCCACGAGGGCGATGGTGGCGAGGGCGACGAGTATCCAGGCGAGGGTCATTGTGTTTGGGATTTATATACATGACTCCCTGGGGGTAGCCAGTATACAATTTTGTTTTGAGGCAGCGCTCTCCCCGAGCGCAAGGATGTTGATTGCGGCGTTGTGGTCGCGGCCCAAAGATAGCCCACAGTGAGGACATTCATGCTGCCGTTGCGCCAACGTCTTTGGGACCTTTTCGCCGCATCCTGAACAGGTTTTGGTTGTGTTGCGTGGATCGACCGGCACTACCCATTTCCCAGCCTTCTCAGCTTCGGAGTTGAGTGTTTTAACCAGTTGCGCCCACGCAGCGTCAAGAATTGATTTGGCAAAGCGGGATTGAGCCATGCCACGGATGTTGAGTTTTTCGTGCGCGATTAGGTCGTATTCGGCCACCAGTTGCTTCGCTACGCCCGTCAGATAGGACAAACGCAGTCCAGCGATTCGCTGATGGACGCGGCGTACACGCTCCCGGCTATTGGCCCTGTTCTTGCTTCCTTTGACCTTTCTTGCCAAGTCTTGATTGGCAGCGGCCAATCTATCCTCTTCCTGTTTTGTCCAGCGTGGATTGGCAATCTCCGACCCGTCACTCAATGTAGCGAGTGTTGTCAATCCAACGTCGATGCCGATCGCGTTGCGCACGGCGATCCTCTCAGGCGCGGGACCGATGTCGCAAACCACTTGCGCCTGCCACTTGGAGCCGCAGCGTTTTACCCGAATCTCTAACGGATCGCCTTTGATCTTGCACTTGGTCTTCGTGCGGAAGGTGCCGAGGCGAGTGAGTTTTAACATCCCACCGGAGAAACTGAAACTCCCAGTCGGTACATTGAATGAATCGTATCGATCTCGGCTGCGAAAACGAGGGAATCCTGGTTTTTCGCCGCTTTTGATCCTGCGGAAGAATGCTTTGAAGGCGCGGTCGAGACGGCGCAATGGATCGCGCTGAATCGCCACAGGGAAATTCCCATACTCCTCAATCCCGCCACGCAATTCGGTAAGTTGCGTCTGCTGATTGAGATAGTTCACTGAGAATCGTAACTCTCGATAAGCGTTCCGCCTCTGCTGCAACGCCATGTTATACAATTCGCACAACTGCGCAAGAAGACGATGGAGCGTCTCATCTTGCCGCTTCGTTACTTTCATGCGCATTGTGTATGTCCGGATCACTGGTTTATCGTACCTCAAAAGGGAGTCAAGTATATAAGTCCCTTGTGTTTCTCCCATGAGGCGCATTTCAAGTTCCATAAGCGCGGCGCGGACGTTTCCGTTCGTTTGCTTGATAATGCGCGCGCAATTCGGGACCGGAGATTCGGATTCGCTCTGCCACACGCTTTCGAGCAGACGCGCTGCGTCGGGTTGTATTCCGTAGGTTGTGAAGTTGAGCACGCGATTCCGGCTCAGGAACGCCTCGGAGAGCCGGTCTGTATCGGTGCAAGTGAACACCCAAACGGTGTCGGGAATCGTCTCAGTTCCGTCCAAATAGCTCAGAATCTCAAGCTGGGCAGCTTCGCTCATCTTATGCGCCTCATCGATCACGATTACATGGCGCTCGAAGCCTTTTGGCGCGACGTACCAGCACGAATAGGCCACATCGCGGATAGCATCGACTGTACAGCGTCCAGCTCGGATGTGATGCACGAATCCTTGTACTTCCCGCGCCAGGGAGAGAGCCATCGAAGTCTTCCCCGTGCCAGCCGAGCCCAGGAACACAAACCCGGCATTCGAGGGGCGCGCAACGAATCCACCCAGCACGCGCTTTACTTCGCTCAAGCCAGCAAAGTCGGCGATGCGCTGGGGCCTGTAACGCTCGGATATCGGCTCAGGGAAAGCGAGCAGCGGATCAGGTTCCATCTCGGCAAAGAGTAGGGTTTGAGCGCTCATGCGGCCCTCCCGGTGCAGTCGTCGCCATAGTGACCGCAGATCGGACAGAGACCAGCGCCGCGCTTAACGTGCTCAGTTGTCGATTGTGTGGGGACGCGGAAATTACGCGAACGGTTGAGCAGCGACCCATCGGCTATCGATCCGATGGTTCTCCACACTCTAGCATTGTGAGAGATAGGCAGCGTGTCTAGAATGGCCACGATGCCACTGAGTTCGTTCAGGATGGAATCGAAGCGACCTGCGGACAGTTCCCCGGCTTCGACCTCATTTACAAATCCCCGTAGCCGCGCTTCGCACAGCTTCAGGGACGCTTTCTCTTTGGCTGTCAGTAAAGGGTGCATAAGGTGCTCTCCTTTTCGCTTTCTACTCTGCCACAAGCGCAACGTAGTTACAAGATCACCTTGGTAACATGATTGCTTTTTTTTTCGCAGTGCATCATAGTTACATCCATGCGCGACGTGTTGGCTACATCCACCCCCCCTCTCTCGCCTCTGGAGTTTCGTGAGTATCTGCTTCAGGAGCGTGCGCGGGGCTGCAAATTGCAGGCAATTGGCGTGCGATTCGGCGTGTCGCACGTAGCTGTGGGCCACTGGATCGCCGGAAGCCGCAAGCCGAGCAGGACAGCGCTGATCCTGGCTGGCTACTTGGCGCGCGAGTCTGCCGGCGAGTGGCCGATGGGCGGGAACTTGTCCGTGAAGGGCGGAGGCGACGGCTTTGACGTGCAGGTGACCAAGGTCGGAAAAAATAAAAAATCTGGTTGACAAAGCTATGATTATGCACTATGATTACGTTAAGCTATGAACATCTGCAAAAGGTGCGGGCATGAGTGGCGAGCGAGAAAAGACGGCAAGCCGGTGCAGTGTCCCGGGTGCAAGAGTCCTTACTGGGACCGGGAGAGAAAGCATGGTAGTGGTGAAGGTGTTGTGCCGGGGGTGCCTGAAGGAGTTGCCAATTCGGGCCGAAGTTCGTGTAGCGGGAGACGGAAACCTGATGGTGGAGCTACGGGGAGACGAGAGTCAGGAATCGGTTCTAGTCCTCATCGCTTGGCCTGTCCACGATGCGGAAAAACCGAGTCTGTAAGGCCGTGGGGAAACCAGCACAGGTGCCTCGACTGCAAAACCAATTTCTGACCGTAAGGGGAGTCATAGGTGATGGCCAGAGTGTTGCCGATCTAGGGAGAGAAGAGCGAGAACAGGTGGCCGAGCTTAAGGCTGACAACGAGCGGCTTCGCTAACTACTGGCTGAGTATGCGGATTACCTCGGCGAGCACTGCTGCATCCCAAACACGCCTGCCGGGAAAAGGGCTTGGATGGATGGCGAGATTTCCCATCGAAAAGTGAGTGAGGTCTGAGCAGAACGTAACACTTTTCCGCATCCAACCAGAGTAGGATATTCGCATGTCTCATCACCACGAGCCCGAGCAGATCAAAAACCATCAGCTTTCCGAATTGATCTGCCAGAATAAGATCATCATTCGCCTGCTCTCAATCATCGCAGCCGAAGATGCTCCGCCAATCCTCAGCTCCATCCAAATCCAGTTCCAGGAGAACACTATGGCAGCAGTCGCAGGTCCAGTTACACTCACTACCGCAGGCCAGCAGGTCACAGCCTCAGTCCTCGGCTTCGATCAGTTCGGCAATCCATTCACCGGCACCATGCCCACAGCTACGCTCTCCTCGAGCGACACCGCGCAGGCCGTAGTGACGTTCGATCCCACGACCGGCCTGACCGCGGCGGTTGCCAACGGCACAGCCAACATCACCGCTTCGCTGACCACCGCCGAAGGGTTGGCCCTCACCGACACGGAGACGGTCACGGTGGCGATCCCCGTCGTGCCACCTCCCAATCCTGTTCTGTCGAGCATTAAGGTGGCGTTCGCGTAAAACGGTTCCGCATCAGCGGTTCCTGCTCTGCGGAAAAAAAGAGGCCCCGGCTATCAACCGGGGCCTTGCCTGTGTTTGGGGTAAAGGTGCGGGGCTGCTCCCGAGACGGCTTGGAAGGCCACTGGGAGCGACGGGGATGTGTCGCAGCCCACGGCCCCGCATTGACAGAATATCCCCCCTGTGCTTCAATTGCAACTGTCGCCGCTCACATTCATGGAAATTTCCCCGACAATTCGGTACGAAAGTTTCCCCGTTAGTTCGTGCGCCTCGACATCCTGCACGAAAGGCAGGCGGCGGGGGAAGACGTGGTTCGAGCGTCAGTGGACCGCTGGTAGAATCGGGACCAATCGCCTAAATCCGCGAGGATAAGCTGAGTGCGCGGGTTCAGCGGTGCTGGCCTGCGTGGTGGTTAAGGCGTCAAACCCATCCACGGCACGAACCCGCCCCCAGGGGAGACTCTGGCCCGTCGCCCGGCTCCGGCCACGCATGGGAAAAGGCGCTTGGCGATAGCCAGCGGCTAAAGTGCGGCTAACTTCGTGAAAACGGGTTAACCACACCCTTGCCCATCACCCTCACCAGCACCGCATAGGCTAGAAATAAAGGTCTTTGAGTGTAAGTGAGACTATTTACTCTTTAGTAAAATCTCTGTCTGGACATGCGGGACCGGGTTTGGTGGTAATATTTGGGTTCATGGATGACATCTCTCCCGTTCGGGACATCACAGGCCAAAAGCTCCGAATCCTCCGCAAGCGGGCCAGATTGACGCAGAACGCGGTTGTCGCCATGTGCGGGGTGTCCGAGACCACGATTTGCTACCTCGAAAAGGGCCTCAGAAAGCCACAGTCCGGCACACTGCAAAAGCTCCTCAACCTCTACGCCCAGAGGATTCGCTACTGGGAACAGATCGCACAAGCTGTGAACGGAGAATCCCATGCCCAAGGAAAAATCGATAGCCAAGCGCCTGAGTGGAGACGAGGCTCTGGACTCGCTGCTCAACCGCGTCCATCGGCAACTGTCCAAGCAGTTCGCGGACCCGGACCCACTGCTGCGCCAGATTTACACCCGCCTCTGCGCTCACGGTCATTTCCACTCGCACAAGGCGTACCACGGGTACAGCGCAACGGTTGAGATTTCGTTCCACGGTGCCGATGCCGATGTGAGGCTGGTCTTCAAACCGGCCATGAGTTTCGCGCCGCCGCTGACCGACGAATTTCACGTCGAGAACGCTGGGATGGGAGTGCTCGTCGGTGGCCCGGTCGAGATCAAGGTAGAGATTCCCGTGCGGCCTCCGAACGCGGTCAGGGAAGATTGCGGCATGGATATGCCGGTCCAGGTCGAGGAAAACGGCGTGCTTGTCGAAAAGATGGTGCCCGCGGCAAGGTACAAGACGAAGCTGAAGGCTGGGCAGTCGTACCCGCGCGTCGCCAACATGGACGTTCCTGCGTTTCAGGGCAAGTTCGACGTGAGCGACGATCTGGTAGCCGATTACGGGCTTCAAACGAGGTAGCGATGCCACCGGCGAAGTTCAAACCGAAGCGCGACAAATCGAATGCGGCGAAAACTGCCGCCGCGCTCGCACGCCTCAAAGCGCGATGGGAGGTTGACCATGAAGACGAAGACTGGGAGCCGGAAAAAGAGCCGATCATCACGCCCATGCTCAAAGGAGTCGAGGGAGGAATCGCTCATGTACTTGAGGCGCTGCGGGCTCACGACGACGACGACGCGCATGCGTTCATCAGTGTTTACGACGAACTTACGGCGAGCGATAGAAAAGTGCTCGGAGTCGAATCTGTTGCGTTTGCAGCGGGATTGTCTTCTCTTAGGCTTGCCGAGGTAGCTCAGACTGCACTTTTTCTTCACGGCCAGATGAAAACCAAAATGCTGCTTTCATCGGCGATGCCGAAGGTCATGCGCTCAACCATCAAAGCCGCAACGGATGAGGTTCCCATCACCGCCTACGACTTCGACCTGGGCGCGAACACGGTAGTGGGCAAGACGAACGGCGACATTCGCGCGATGGAGATGTTCCACAAGATGAGCGGAATGATGCCGATTCCGAAGGGGTCGCAGATCGCCATCCAGGTGAACGCCGCCGAAAAGGAACCCAAGACAATTGAAGCCGGCCACACATGGAAGTACCCCGAGGAGCGCCTGAAGGAGATTGTGGGCATCACCAACCCGAAGCAGCTTGATGCCCCGCGCACCGTGGCTTCCGATCACATCCACTTCGACGCGAACCGACCGATGGTCTTCGAGAGGTAGCCGTGTTTTCTAAGCGATTGGCTACCGAACAGCTTTCGCTTCTCTCCGAGGCGTCGGCGAAGTCCGAGACCGGCCTCTGGATACCCGAGTACCACTCCATTTCACAGATTGACTCGTTCAACTCCCACTTCAGAGCTCTCGCCGAAAAATCCATCTACGATAACACCGATGTCGAAGATGCGCTCGGTCCCGAGGAGCTTGCATGGATCGCCAACGAGTATCAGATTTGCGCCTGCGATGACCGCTACTGGTTCGAGAGCTACTTCTACATCAACGATGACTCGAACATCATCCGCTTCAACCCGCGCTTTTCGCAGGCCATGCTTATCGACATGTGGGCAGAGCGCGAAGAGGCTGGGTTGCCGATCGAGCAGCAAATACTTAAAGCCAGGCAGCAAGGGACATGCCTTGAGCCCAGTACTCCCGTTTTAACTTCTGATTTGCGATGGGTCCCTGTTGGGGAGATTAAGATAGGCGAATCAATTTTGGCTGTCGATGAATTTCCGCCCGGAGGAAAAGGTGCCGGACGAAAAATGCGCAAGGGAATTGTCGAAGCAAAGACTGAAGTCTTGGAGATCGCTTTCAGGCTTACATTCGAGAACGGCGACGTTCTACTATCGACTCCCTCGCACAGATGGTTGGCGAACAAATGCCGGAATAGTCCCGAGACGGCATGGAAGCAAACGAGACAATTGCGCATCGGGGATTCTGTTCGATTTATCACAGAGAAGTGGCTTGACTCTGACTACGAGGACGGATGGTTCGGTGGGTTCCTTGACGGTGAGGCTACTTTGAGGCCAAAGACTCGCGCCGGTGTGGAACTAACGATGCATCAGGTAGAGGGCAACGTTCTTCGTAGAGCGCGAAAATATCTTGCCGAAAACGGGTACAACTTCCGCGAAGAAATAGACAATCGGAATGTCTTGAATAGCACTCGCGTTGGCAATAAACCTGTGCATAGGCTAATTGTTGGACGACTGGATCAAATCATCAGGTTGATTGGAAAGACGCGTCCAGTGAGATTCCCGCAGGAGTGGTGGGATGGCAAAGAACTTCCCGGCAAAAAAGTAGGCGGAGGATGGCGAACCATCATTGCGGCCGAAATGCTTCCCCATCAGCGCATGATTGATCTGCAAACCTCAACGAAGACATTCATCGCCAACGGGTACGTCTCACATAATTCAACCGTGGTCGAGGGCGCCATCGCCAAAAAGGTAAATTTCGGCATCGGCGTGAAGGCGGCGGTGGCCTCCTACGATCAGGACGCCGGCGAGCGCATGGGCGGCATGATGGAGCTCGCCTTCAATGAGATGCCTAGCTGGATGAAGGCCAATCCCACCTCCGATCGCGCCGGATCGCTCAAGGCGTTCGCCGCGACAAATACGCGCCTGACAATTTATTCCGGCAAGAAAGCGGCCGGGATCGCCCGTGGCGATACGCCATCGGTCATTCACATCTCCGAGGTGTCCACTTTCCCCGACGCATCGAACGTCATCGAAAAGTCGCTCTTCAACGCGGTCCATCCGACGCGCAACACGTTCATGATCCTTGAATCGACCGGCAACGGGAACACGGACTGGTGGGCGCGGACATGGTATTCGAGCCGCGACTACTGGGCCTCTGGCGGGGCCAGGTTGCAGCCGGTGTTCTTCCCCTGGTTCATCGCCATTGACCTCTTCCCGACGCCCACATGGAGGCAGGAGCACCCCGTGCCGCGCGACTGGGAGCCCCTGGGCGAGACGCGCCGCATGATGGCGAAGGCGGCAGCCTACGTGCATCAGACTCCGCTCATCAGGAAGTACGCCGGTGACGATTGGCGGATGCAGGATTTTCAGGCTTACTACTGGGAGCAACAGCTACTAGAAGCGCGGCGCAAGGGAGACGAGAACGCCTGGTATCAGGAAATGCCGATGGACGACATGGAGGCGTTGCGCCCGAAAAAGGATCTCGTCTTCAATCTTCTCGAAGTCCAGAAGCAGGAAGAAACCCGGTCTCCCTACACGGTCTGGTCGATCATCGGTGAGCAAATTCAGGAGAGGTATTATCCAGATGAAACAGAAATTGATCGCAGTGTCGAACCCTTCAGGGTCAGCTACGACGGCAATATCACGGACCTTCGCGGGCGCGTGCAAAAGACGTTCTGGTGGGAGTTTGTGCCACTCAAACAGCCAAAGGAATCAGGCATCGACATCTTCGAGGCCGAGCGGCGGTGCCTCATTTTCAAGTGGCCGGAGGCCGGATACACCTATGGCATCGGGGTGGACAACTCCGGGGGGACCGGGAAAGACGGCAGCTACATCAGCGTGAACGCGAAGTCGATCTATTCGAGCGAGCCGGATTTTCAGGCGGCGTGCTTCTGGTCGAACAAGGTTGACCCGTCTCTAATTCACCCGTACATCATGGCGCTGGTCGCGCTCTACAAGATCGAGATGCCCGAAGGCAATGAGCCGATGGTGGGAATCGAGCAGGTATACGGCCTCGGCGACACGCCACAGATTCAGATGCTGTCGATGGGGTTTAACAAGCGAAATCTGTACCACTTTTCGCGGTTGGATGGAAGGAACCCGGAGGCCGACAAGAAGAGGTCGAAGCGCCTCGGCTGGTACACGACGGAGTGGAGCCGCAACTTCATGCTATCGATGTACAAGACGGCAGTCGAAAACCACTGGCGCAAGGTGAATGACCCGTTTTTGCTCAAGCAGGAGATTCCGGCGTTTCAGGTGGATAAGACGGAAAGCGGTAAGACACGGTGGGATCACGAGGACGGCAAGCGCGATGATCGCATCTTCGGAGACGGCATTTCCTACATCATCCTGAACGACACAGAATCGATGACCCGGCGCGTACAATCGAAATTCGAGGGCGAAGAAGAGGAAATTGAGCTTAATATGAATTATCCAGTCGGGATCAACTCGACGATGGAAGAGATGTTCGGAGCCGAGCTATGAGCCTCATTATTCTCCCCGGCGCGAAAAAGCCCAATGAGAACTGGGCCTACGAGAACGGCAAAGAAGTATTGTGGTGGGATGAGAATCCTTTCACGAAGCGCGTCATTCTCACTTCGCCGATGTCACCGCGCCGCCACGGGTTCAACCGGCACAAGACGGTAAGCCCGAAAGAGATGGACCGCGTGTTCGCCCAGCTCAACGCTCAGGAACACGAAGAGAACGAGAAGCTGGTCGAGAAAATCTACAATCGTGGACGGGATTACTACCTTGCGGCTCGCAGCCGGTTGACGCAGCGGCTTCTATCTGCTGATTGCAAGGAGTGGGAGAAGGCATTCATCCGCGAGTCGCTGCGCCTGATGGATGAGCGCGACCACAAGATGCAGCAAAACACGGTTTACGGTGTCAGCGCGATGCAGGAAACCGAAGCACCGATTGAAGCGCCGCGCACGAGGGTGAACTAATGGCCGGTGAAAGAGAAGTTAGCTGGCAATGTCCGTTCTTTGAGGCGGAAGATTCTGCCAAGCTCGGCTTCCTCAAGCGTTGCGTGTCTCAGGGCATCGCGTGGCAGCAAGAGAACTGCAACACAACCGACATGCAGCGGGCGATGGATATTCTCGCGGGCAAGTCGGGCTCGAAGGTCTCCTCGAAGTGGTCGAAATTCACAACCGGCGACCTGAAACGCGGCATCCTCGAAATCGTTGAAACGCTTTCCGACATCCGGCCCTACTGGGGATACTCGACCGACAACAAGGCTTTCAAAGCGCAATCGGCCATGATGTCGAAGGTGGCGAAGGCGGTTTACCTCGAAGGTTTTGTTGATCGCGCCATCAAGGACGCTCTGCAATACGCGGCGGTATCTGGAGCGGGATTCATCTATCCCTACTACTCGCGGTCGATGTACGGCGCCGGGGATGGAGAGTTTGTATTCCAGGCGCTTGGCCAACCCGAAGTGCTTCCGATTCAGCTAGGCCGCGACAAGAACTATCAGAAAGCCTACATCGTGACGCTGGTCATTCCGATGGGCGTGGCCGAGGCGCACTCTCGCTTTCCCGATTACCAAAAGCATCTGACGCCGTTCGCTAACAAGCGGTACGGGCGCACCAAGGGCGGCGGCGAGGAGCGGGCCTACGATCAGAATCGCTGGCGGATGCACAAGCTCGAAGGCAAGTTGGAGCAGTACTGCGTACCTTTGAATTCGGAAATTCTGACTCGTGACGGATGGAAGAAATACAACGAAATTACTGTCGGTCAAGAGGTCATGGGCTACAACAGAGACACGCAGCTTTGTGAGTGGACAACTCTGGAAGGCGTAAATCTGTTTCAGGGCAGGGAGATTTACGAGTACGGCACCAAGGGATTTACCGTCAGATGCACCAAGGATCATCGATGGGTAGTTAGGAAGAGAACCGGGAAATACAAAAAGGACTCCTATAAAAAGGAACCAGAATTGCTGACTCTAGATGAATGCACCAAACAGAAAACTATTTTGGTGCAGTCCGCCCAAGCGCCAGATGGTCCGGGTCTACCTGTTATGGAAGTTGACGGGTATCTCAATCGCGGTCAGGGCGTGGATATGGTCCTGAAGATGACTTCAGGCGAGAGGAGAGCGTTCATTTTAGGGATGCTCTACGGAGAGGGGAATAAGCGGGTTCATCCCGAGAATTCTGAATGGAAAACGACTGAATTCTCTCAGAATCCCGGCCCTGTCTATGACGCAATGAAACTAGCGTGTGCTCTTGAGGGTATCGCAACTTCCGCGCGAACCAATGTAAAAAAGGAAAGTCCATGCCAGAGATTCACGCTGTTTCAAAACTCATATAGGGGACTCCAGAATTTCAGGAAAAAGTTAATTTCCACTGGAGAGGTTTGGTGTCCCACCACTGGTCTAGGAACGTGGGTCATGCGGCAAGGTGACGTCATCACAATCACCGGCAACTGCGATCTTTATTATTCCTACGTGCTCGATCTCCGGGTGAACCGCGGCGAAGTCGATGAACAGGGCAAGCCGATTCTGGACAAGGAAGGCAACGCCATCGGCAAAGAGTTGGAGATGGGCGAGGTTGGGACAAGCTGGTACTACAAGGTTCCCTATCTCGGCCAAAAGATCACGCGCTTCGAGGGCGGCAAGACCGTAGAGCGTGAGGCCACAGAGGACGATTGCCGCGTGTATCCGCAGAGGCGCTTGCTGATTCACTGCGAGAACGCGCTGATGTACGACGGCCCTGCATTCGACTGGCACGGCATGGTGCCGCTGGTTCCGTTCTATCTCGACGAGTGGGCATGGGAGCCGACTGGGTACTCGCTCTTCAATGGGACTGCGAACACTCAGGATGCAATCGATGACCTGGTGCGCTCGGTTTATCGCGTAGCGATGGCGCGTGCGCGCCCTGGCAAGGTCTATAACATCGACATCACTACGGGAGACAAGCAAGGAAAGCTGACATCGCGGCAGGCAGAAGGCATGGACCCGTTCGACCCCGGCGTGACATGGGGCATCGACGGCGAAGTGAAAGAACCGGTGTTACGGCCTCCGATGCCGGAGTGGTGCTACAACGTTCCCGAATGGGTGATGAAGGTGGTCGAGTTCTTGCAGGCGTCGATTCTGCGGCAACTCGGCCACGACCAGATCAAGGCGCTTGAAAAGTTGCGTGGCAATATCTCGGACCCCGAAAAACTGCTGGACGCGGAAGGTCCGACAGTGCTGGGCACGTCGCGCACGATGGAGCGCAGCTTCCGAGACTTCGGCAATATGGTGAAATTCCTGATCTTGCAATACATGACGGTTGCCGAGGTGATGCAGATCGTGGGCGCGGACGGGATAGCGCCGGAGGTATTCGATTACGCGCCGGAGATGGTGATTCCCTCGCACATGCCAGGTGAGCCCACGACGCGCATCGGAGCCAACGGGCAGCCTCAGCCGGTGTCGTCGAGCGTGAGCGTATTCGACCGCGCGAAGACATTCGCGAAGAATCTCAAGTTCTTCATCACGCCGCACTCGATTCACTACATCGCGCAGGCGAAGCAGAGGCTTGACCTCTTGGCGCTGCTTGGTAAGGGTGTGCCGGTCGATCCTGAGACCATTGCGAATCAGTTCGATCTTCCCAACTGGGGATCGATTGACGGCGCGACGATTCAGGAGAAGGTGTTCAACTGGGCGAAGATGCAACTGGCGGAAAAGGCGAAGCTCGCGAAGCTCGAACTGTCGCTCGGCCTTGCTCCTCCCCCAGAGCCGGGAGACAAGCCCGGTCCCAAGCCAGGCCAAGCCGGAAGCGGCGCACCTCCCAAGAAACCCGGACAAGGTAAGGTGAAGCAAAAGGGGACAGCTAGCGGCGGCAGGGCAGTAGTCGCAACCACAAAGTGAAGGAGACCTATGAAGACGGAAACGCGCAGCCAGGTTGTACACAAAACAACAATCACCGCAGACGAGAAGAAGCCGGATGGAGGACGAGCGTTGCTGATTGAGGCGTTTGACTTCATTCGCTCAGAGCGGCAGGTAGGCAAGCTCACGGCGCAATTTGGCATCGGCGGGTCGATTTCCTCGCTCGTGTTTGAGGAGACGGACGCCATCGCGCAGAAAGACATCGAAGTCGCGGAATAAGGCCGGAAACCCAAACTCTACCCTTAACAATCAAAGAAAAAACACCAACTCATCTAGATTTTGTGGAAGTGGACGATTCTGTGTGTCTATAGTTCCAACAGGATTACCGCCCCACTGATGCACATGGTTAGCGGCTCCTCAAATCCAAACTGAGGAGAATCATCATGGCAAAAAAGCGTAGTCGCAAAAAGCTGACCGTCGTTGGCCCGCATCTGGGTGGAAAGCACAAGATGCACAAGGCCAAGGGCCGTGGCGGACGCAAGCGCGGTCGCCGGAAGAGTGCCTAACGTGGGATCGTTCCCGCCAGCCGTAACGCAGCAACCTCCGCAAGGTGGAGCCCCGCCGCAAGGCGGGGCCTCCCCCATCATCAAACTGACCATGCTCGGACAGGCGATTCAGGGACTCGCGAGAGACTTCCCCGGCGCGCAGGAAGGCATTCAGATGATGATGCAGGGATTGCAGAAGGTCCAAGCGTCGGCATCGGCTCAATCGTCCCCGCAGCAATCCGCAGCGCCGCCCCGGTAATCCTGACTAGGAGATTTCAATGACCGAACTCGAATGGTTGAAGCAACAGTCGGGACTCACGGACGACGAGCTGAAGACTTACGAAGCCGTGCTGGGCGACGGCAAGTTCAAGGCGATGCTCAAAAAGCTCGCCGATGCGAACGTGAACGCCGAGGCCGCGAAGAAGAAGGCCGAGGACGAACTGAAACAGTTCACCGACCGCTACAACAACGAATTTGTACCCACCCTGGCGGATGTGACGAAACAATCCATCGCCGACGCGGGCAAAGTTGCGGCTCTCGAAGCGAAGCTGGCTAAGGCGAAGGAGTACGGGATTGCCTTGGACGACGCGCCGAACCCGAATCCCAACCCCAACCCGAATCCAGCCGCGCCGCGTGCGCCGGGATCGCCAGACCCGAACTTGGTCACGCGCGACGATTTTGGCCGCTTCTCTTCGGCGCAGGCCAGCACGCTCGTCATGCTCCAAGACCTCAATGCCGAGCACTTCGCCCTGTACGAAGCGCCACTCGGAAACACGCAGGAGCTTGTGGACGAAGCGAATCGGCAGCGGCTCCTGGGCAATAAGACCTTCTCCGTCAAGAACGCATGGGAAGCGAAGTACAACGTCGCCGCCAAGCGCCAGGAAGTGGCGGATGCGGCGGCAAAGAAGCACGATGACGAGATTCGGGAAGCGACTCGCAAGGAAGAGCGCCAGCGTCACAGCGCGAACCCGAATACCCGCTCTGGAAACACGAGCCGCTTTTCGACGTACAAGCCATCGGAGGCGGCGGGCGACAAGAAGCCGTGGCAGGCTCCCGTTGGCAAGAGGGAGCGGAACACGCCTTGGCGCGAGAGTGCAAAACAGAAGTTGCGTGAGGCGGTTGCTGCTTAACGCTCGATAAGGAGAATCTTTGGGACGCTGGAAACAAGAACCGCAATCGCTAATGCCGACGGCAACGCCGACAGAAGCGGACGTGCAATTCTTTGCCGGGTTCTATGAAGGCGAAGGATCGGCGTGCAAGCACGGAAAGCGGAGCATTGTGGTTCAAGTTCCACAGAAAGATCCCGAAATTCTCTACCGTGCCCGTAATTTGTGGGGCGGTTCTATAAGGACGAATTCAATTGGAATATCTGCTTGGGTGATGAGTGGTGACCGAGCCCGGCGCTTCCTGATTGCGGTTTACCCGTACTTAAGTTCTCGACGCAAGGAACAAATCGAACGCGCGGGAGGACTTACTCTGAGCGGGAAAAAGTCTGCGGAAGTAGGCGGTATTTCACGGGAGAGGCAAATTGCCCGCGCTTCGATGACGAATGCCGAACGCCATCAGGAGAGCGTTTATCAATACTACCTGCGCAATAAGGAAAAGATGAACGAAAATGCCCGACGTTGGCAAAAGGAAAATCGTGGGCGCAAGAACGCCACTACGAGGGCATGGCGGCGCAGAGTAAGAGAGCAGGAAACTGTCGCTCAGATGGGCGCGGAAATTTCTGAAAGGAGTCCGCTGATTCAATAGCGGAAAACACTATGCCGACCCCCTTCGGGCCTTTGTTCCCTGAGGTTACAGCGACCACATTGAATGAAATTGTGGATTCGTATATCTACCAGAACAGCTACGTCGGGACCGCTTTTCAGCGGTACTTCCGCGCGTCGGGAGCATATGACCCGTTCTCGGGCGGCGCTGCTATGCAGGTGCCGCAGCTCTATCAGGGCGCACCTGGTGGCGCGATGTTCCCCGGCGAGGACGTGACCATCGTCCAGCAGCAGATGATTACGGCCAGCGTGTTCCAGCCGAAGTCCTACGGCAAGTATGTGTTGGTGAACGAATTCATCACTGAGGTCCAGAACAAGGGTCCGGAAGCGCGCGTCGGAATTCTGGAGTCCTACCTGAATCAGTTGATGGAGGGCATCGACTTCCAGCTTGAAGGCGATATGTTCCGCCACGGGCAAGCTGCCGGCAACGGAGTGAGCGACAACCGCCTCGCCTCGATCAACGGCATCTCCGAAGCGTTGAACGACGGCATCACGCCTTCGTGGGACGGCAACGTGTTCCCGACTTACGGCGGTCAGGCTCGCAACGGTTCGCTTGACGGCTCGATCAACTCGACTCCGATTTGGCTGGGCGACCAGAACGGCAACCCCGCGCCGCCGAACTACCAGACGCTGCTCAAGACCTACCTGACTCCGATTCAGAACGCTGGATCGAAGCTGGGCGTTACTTCGTACATCGGCTACTCGGCGATCAGCGCGAACTTCCAGCGCCAGCAGCGGTACGAGGAGCGCGACGATCACAACATCAACTGGCGCGGCATCAAGTTTGAGGATGCGACGATCTTCCAGGACGACATCGTTCCCTCAAGCTCGCCGAAGCCTTCGATTGCCGGCCTGTTTACCACGGTCAACGGAACGGCTCCTGCGCCGGGAGCGATTCAGACCGGGCAATTCACGCTCACCACGGCCATGCTTGGCAATCAGGGCATCAGCCAGTTGCCGAATCTCGGCTTCACGTCGAACGCCACCAAGAACGGGCTCTCCGGTGGGCTGAACACCATCGTGGTTGGCGAGCCGTTGTTCTGGCTGACCCCGGATGTGTGGAAGTACCGCGAGGCTGATGGCGCTCCGGTGAACTACTACATGATGGACCCGGCCCGTTGGCCTGAGAATCCCTGGCTGTACGTGCAGTGGCTCCGTCACGTTCTGAATTTCTACAACCCGACGCCGCGTGAAGATCAGCAGTGCTTCGGAATCCTAGGTTAAGGCTTGGGAGTTGAGGGAAGGTTGAGATGAGCGAACTTGCCATGAACACGGACGGCTTCACCATCGTAAGCGGCAGCAGCCGCCTCCGGTGTGTCGAAGTATCCAAGGAAGCGGTTGCTTCTGCGTCCATCGATTCGTGTGCAAAGTTGAGCCATCCACTTTCCGTTGCGCGGGTAAAAAGTCACCCCCTTGTACCCAGAAGTGTTGTCAACGCGCTTGCGCCGATTCGCGGCGTTTTGCTTAACAGAAGCAATTCGCAGATTCGCCCTTCTATTATCGAGCGTATTTCCGGTCTCTATGTGGTCAACTTGTTCTTCTGGAGTCACGCCCATAATCTCGCGGTGCATAGCGATACGTCTGGTTTTTCCTTCGGCGCTCGTCATTCGGACTGCGTAGTGAGCTTTGGCGTTGGGGTTCCAATGAGCGAGCCAATTCCATTGCATGAGCCACTCGTAATCGGAAGCGTCAACCGTGGCGTTAAGTCCTTTGGTAAGTGGAATGAGTTTAACGGACTTATCCTCAGGTTGCTGGACAGCATGACGTTCAACAGTTATTTTCATAGTGCTATTGTAGCACTGTAGGAGACAACATGGCAAGGATTTCGACACCGGCAATCTGGCTTCCGGGCTTTTTGAACGCCTGCAGCAGTGCCACCTCGACAGGCGCGGGCGCGGATGTAGCAGGCAATCCCTACTATCAGGGATTGAACCCCGGCAAGATGATTGTGCTCGGCACCAACGAGGCGCAGAACGCTGCGGCTCCCGGCACCACGCTCTATGACGGCTCCTATCAGTGGGTGCAACTTGACTCGGGTGCGACCGCCGCGAACGCGACGCTCGGTATGCCGGCGTTCATCTTGCTCGACTCGGGCGCGACTCAGGGAGCGCAGCCGGAGACTGCCTACAACGTGCCCACGGTGACAACTGCGGATCGCGCGAACACGCTTGGATTGAACCCGCTGTTCTGCGGCGTGTTCATCAACCCGGCTACCATCAGCGGCGTGGCGAACGGCCCGACTCCGGGCAACTGGACGATGATCTTCGTCGGCGCGGGCCGGGTCCAGTGCAATTACGCCGGGGCAGCGACCCTGGCGCACGTTGCGGCTCCAACCGGAGGCGGCGCGGCGACGTTCACCGATTCGGCTACCGCTCCGACCAATGGGAGCGAATGGGGGCAGAACGTGCAGGCAATCGGTGCTGCAGGCCTTGGCCTCGTGTACTTCCCCGAAATCATCTTCCGCTTCGGCGGGTTCTAACGGAGAACGACAATGGCGCAGGGACTCGGTTCGTATCAGAAAATACTCGGCGCGGTGGACACGTTCGGGGGCCACTTCTGGTCCCCCGTGCTCTACAGCGGTCCCGCGAGCTACGTGCAGGGCGGGGATGGTCCTATCGACCCCAAGGCATTCGGGTTCAATAGCTCGATCTTCACCCTGATCGGATCGATTGATACAACCAACACGTACTGGGCGGTGCCGAGGCTTGTGAGCGGCGGCGTGAATCCGGTGTGGCAGATCGTGTGGCTTGTGCAGGCGACGGGACTTGAAGTGGGGGCGGGCGTGAATCTTTCGGCGGTCACCGCTGGGTTGAGTGCGATCGGGTACTAGGCTGGTTCTTGGGGAAGTAAGCTGGGGCGGCGGCCACAAACCGCCGCCCTTTTTGTTTTGGAGAGCAAATTGGCACTGATTGACATGGTGAGCGAAGTTACGGAGCTTGTTCCGGCGATGAGCCGCATTCGCGCCCGCACGCTTATCAATCGCTCGTGGAAGTATGTGCAGGATTCAATGCTCTGGAGCTTCCAACTGTCGCAGGGCGGCTTCTCGACACCGAACATCTCGACTGCCGGCTCGATCACCTGCGCTCTCGGGTCGAATCAGATCACGGGCGACGCGGCGGCATCGGCGCAGTGGCTTTCTCTTCCGCTCTACTGGTCACCCACAACGCAGCAGATCCGGGCGCAGGGGTATTCGGTCTACTCGATCATCGCGCTCGACGCGACCAATCCGAACGCGGTGGTGCTCACGCTTGACCGGCCGTTCGTTGACCCGCTGCCGTTCTTCTCGGGGGTTGGCTACCAGATGTACGGGGCTTACATACCAGCGCCGAAGGGCTTCAAACGGTGGCTCACTGTGGCGGATATGTTCGACCAATGGACGATGGATATCTGGACTTCGCGGCGCACAGAAGACCTGGTGGACCCGGCGCGGCAGATCGCATCGAATCCGTGGGCTATGCTTCCGCTCGGAGCCGACCGGCGCGGGGCTGGAACTACTACGCCATCGGCGACGCTCGGCCAGCAGCTTTACGAGCTGTACCCCTATCCGACCACGGAGATTGCCTACCAGTGGTACGCGGTTGTCGAGTGGCCTTACCTGATGAACAACTCCGACACGCTGCCGCCGCAGGTGACGGAAGAAGTAGTGACGCAGAAGGCGCTCACATGGGCGTACCGGGACGCGGAGGCGCGCAAAGACATCATGGCGGCAAAGGGAGCGGGCGCGAATTTCCTTGGGCTGAAGAAGGATGCCGAAGCGGACTTTTTGGCGCGGCTCAAAACGCTCAGGTTGCTCGATCGCGATGCGGTGGATTCGTACATGGTGAATATGAAGGCCGCGACGAATGCTTTCAGGGGACCGTTCTTCAACTCGCAGACGGGAACCTCTGGGATGGGGAGGTATCAGTAATGCCGATACTCAAGGGGAAGAAGAACGAAAAACGCAACTGGCATGAGTTTCGACACGGCAAGACTTTCAAAAAGACGGCTGCGAAGTTCGGAAAGCGGCGGGCGCTTAAACAGATGCAGGCCGTAGTGCTCGGCGCGGCGCGCGGCGGCAAGAAGAAGCCAGCGAAAAAGCGTGCCAGAAAGAGGGCGTGATGGGACAGTCGCCGTTTGAGGGCTGGCGCGACAAAGTGATTGACTGGGCGCGAAAGATTGAGGACTGGGACAAGCCCGCTCCGAAGAAGGGTCCGGCTACGGCCAAGCAGCTCGGCTGGGCCGATCAGACTGAGATGCGCAAACTCACTCCCGAAGGCCCGAAGCTCGGCCAGAAGAAAAAGACCGCGGCGGCAAAGAAGAAGGCGGCGGCAAAGAAGCGGTAATCGATGGGTGCGTATTCCTTCATCACATTCGGTGCGCTCAAGGCGGAGTTACTCTCCCGCCTGCAAGACCCGTCCGCCCAATTCACGTCCAATGCCGAGGTTGGCGCATATCTGACCGAGGGCCTGCGTGTCATCAATGCGCTCACGTTCATCTGGAATGTTGATTTTGAGTTTGCGTTCAACTCGGGCGACACATGGAAGTCGCTTAACTATCCCGGCTCTCCTCGGCAACGCACGGTAACCGATACCGCGCTCTACTCGCAGATGGAAGCGATGCTGCTGGAGCCGGTGTCCGGCCCGGTCTGGACCGGAACTGACCAATTCAACATCGGCTTGCTCTCAAACGCTCTCCAGTACCGGCGCGATGAGTTGCTTCTCCAGTCGGCGGCGAACCCCGTCAACCTGCTCCAGCCTTCGCCCGTGCTCTCGCAGCGCACGCTTCTCCCCGACTCGACGCTCGACCTTTTCCGTGTGCGCTGGATTCAGGCTGACTCTTCGCTCTCGCCCTACGTCCTCGGACGCGAGGACTTGACGACGGCCAACGCCTTCGGGCCCCAACTCGGCCTCGAGCCAGGTGAGCCTGATTCGTGGATGATCACCGCGAACGCGCCTCTGGCCTTCGATGTGTCTTGCCCGCCCAGCGTGAATGGCACATGGGACATGATTCTCTCGTTTGCTGGAGTGGCCTTTGCGCCTCCGGTTTCCGCGCCCGTGGGCCTGCCGGATGACTGGACATGGGTCTCGCTCTACGGGGCGCTTGCGGACGTGCTGGCGAACGCGCCAGAGGGCCGGGACAGCCTCCGGGCGAAATACTGCCTTGAGCGGTACGAGCAGGGCAGGAAGGCCATGCTGAAGCTTCCATGGCTGCTCGACGCTACCGTGGCATCGGTTACCGTGGACACGCCCTCGTACAAGGAAATCGACTCGTGGGAGCAGAACTGGGAAGAGGTTCACCCCGCCGATGACCCGCAGATCGTGGTCGGGGGCGTAGACCTCGTGGCGCTGGCCCCGTTCGTGGTGGACTCAGGCGCAACGGTTTCCTCCGTGCTGACCGTGGTCGGCAACGCGCCGATTCCGGTGCTCGATTCGGACTTGGTGCAACTGAGCCGGGACGGGGTTGACGCGCTCCTTAATTATGCCCAGCACGTCGCTTCGTTCAAGATGGGCGGCCAGGACTTCCTCGTGACCATGCCGCTCTATGAGCAGTTCGAGGCTTACTGCCGCCAGAAGAACGCTCAATATGCGGCGCTCAGCATCTTCAGGCCGCAGCTTGTGTCGGAAGGCAATCGCCGGGATGAAATAGACCCCCGTTTTGAGGTGGATCATGGCCCAGCGTCCTGATTCCTTCAAAGGCATGGACCTAACCTCGCCGGTGAATCGCATCGCGGCAGGGAAAGCGGCGCTTGCGGTTAATACCCGCGCATATACAGAGGGCGGTTTTGCCCTGCGCAACGGCCTGAGTGCGCCGATCATCACAGTCGATAGCGGCATCGTGTCGCTACTGAGGATGAACGATACGACGCCTGCCGGTCCCGCAGACGGGTTCTGCTACATCATCGTCACCGATTCTGGCTCGGTATATGTCAATGCGGAGCAAGTGGCCAGTGGACTGAGCGGCGACCCGGTTTCCATCGTCCCATTTCGCCCAAACGCAAGCGTCCAGCCGTGGGCCTACATCGCCGATTCTTCGATGAGCGCGGTGCTCCAGACCAAGTACGCGCTAAACGATTCCTCGGCAACTTTCAGCTGCTTCGGGAATATCAAGGTGCGCTCGGACGGCTTGGTTTACAAAACAGGCATCAGGGAGCCCGCGCTTGCGCCTACGGTGTCCACCCAGAACAGCATCGTGACGGACTCAGGGGCGCTGCTTGCAACAGCGATCCCGTGGACCAACTACGCCGGACAGAACCCGAATTACAACTTCGGCGAGACGAACGGCCAGCCTTCGCCAACGCCTGACGGCACCGCCCCGTTCATCGTCAACGTGGCGAACGCCTCGACGGTCACGATTACCGCCCTGAGTGGCGTGGCTAATATCAACGGCAACCCCGCAGCTACGCCGGCCACGCTCGGCCCGTCTACAGGGGCTTCGACCAACCCCGGCCACTACATCCAGATTGCGGGCTCGGGCGGTACGCCGGCGACGGCTACCGTCGTAACCGGCGCGTTTACGGACGGCGCAGGAAACGTGATCCCGGCAGGCGTTTCCCCACTGTGGGTGCCTTCGGTTGTGGACGTGGGCGCGGCGTTCTCGGGTGCTACGACAATTCAGGTTCCGTTCGGAGCGAAGTCGTTCCAAATCGGCATCAACTCGACCGGCAACACGTTTTCAGCCAATGCAGGGCAATTTCTGATCACCGTGCAAGTAACCACGGATGCGCTTCCTCCGTTCCTCGGCGTGCTTGGATCGATGTCGCTCTTCTACTGGGGTGACTCGCCAACCTCGGGAGGCGTGGCTTCGTATCTCTGGAAGAATCCAGATGACCCTGGGGGAGGCATCCCGCGCTCGACTTCAAACGCTGTCGGGAGCACGTCTGGTAATTCGTTCATCTTCGATGCCACATTTACCGCTGGCCTTCCTGGGTTGCCGGGGACGGGCACCGAAGATATTCCGATGCAGTGGTTCGCGCTCTCACCCGAGAGCGCAGTTATCGGCTCAGCTCCGGTGTTCCCGTCGCCCATCACAGCGACTTATCCATCGAACAAGAGCTACAACAATTTCAACTTCGTTATGTTTGGACAGATTTATATTCCCGCGCCGGGTCAATACACGTTCGTGCTGACCAATCACGACGATTGCATGTGGGGCATCCAGAACGCGACGCTCATCTCCGCCGTGGCATCGGGGAGCGGAGAAGGCGGCGCGGTCGGACTCTCGAACGCGGGTCAGACGATCACCGTGGCGCAGGGATACCCGCTTCTCCCGAGGCAGAATTACACCGATGGAGAAGGCGGTGACTACGCGCAAACGACGGTGGTCCTAGCTTTCGCGGCGGCTGGCATCTACGGCATCGAAGTCGATTACGACTACTGGTTCCACTCGGGACGTATCCTACTCATCGAAGCGTCGCCAACACCGGGTGCCTCGCCGACGATCATTCCGCCGCTCACTGCTGCGGTGCGGACAGGCGTTTCCTATGCCGGGAAGTATCGCTCATCGCTGACCGGGGCGCAATCGAATCCGAGTCCCACTACCACACCGCAGACAACTCCGGTTCTCGCAAACACCGTCGCGCTTCCCTACTCGCCTGACCCGCAGGTGGACAAGTGCGACTACTACCGGCAGGACGAGGGTTTACCGAACTACACCTATGTGGCCACGGGACCGAACACGAATCCGCCCACGCCGATTACCGACGCCCTGACAGACCTCGAAGCGGCGAACAATCCGCAGATGACGTTCACTGATTATGAGCCGGTCCCATCGATCGATCTGCCACGCTCTGGCACGGTCAACGTATCGGGCGGAGTGATTACATGGGTGTCGGGCGATAAGTTCAATCTGCGCTGGCTGCCCGGTACGACGATGCTCATCGGCTACCCGACGCAGCTCCCCTACACCTTCATTTCGCGGCCGGTTTCGGCAACGCAGGTCAACATCCCCGGTGTGCCGGACGGGACGAATCTCGTTTACAACATCGCGGAGCCGGTTCTCGCCAATCAGCCGCTCGCGTACATGTTCGGCCCGACCGACAACATCAACTATGTCTTCGCGGTTGGCGACCCACTGAGGCCGGGAACGCTCTACTGGTGCAACGGGTCTAACCTCGATAGCTGGTCCCAAACCAATCAATTCGACGTGACTGACCCATCCGAGGCTCTGGTCAACGGTGCCATGTCGAGCGGGCGCGGCGTGCTGTTTTCGATCAAGCGGGCGTGGCTCATCATGCCCAACGAGTTCAATGCGCTGGCTACGGTCACGGGGACTAGCGGGAGTACGTGGACCCTTGAAGCCACGAAGATCGACCGCGGCCTCTTCATCCCGCGTTGCGTGGCGGTAGAGGGCGGCGGAAACATCTTCTTCCGTGTGGATGACGGGATTCACTGGAGCCGCAGCGGAGCCGCTTCGGTCTCGATCACCGATGAAGACTTGTACCCGCTCTTCGTGCATGAAGGATCTACTCCGCAGCCGGTGACGCGCAACGGAGTGACGATCTATCCGCCAGATGACTCGCAGCCCGAAGCGCAGCAATTCTCGATTCAGAATGGCTATCTCTACTACGACTACGCCTATAGCTTTGGCGGGACGGTAACGGCGGAGGTCAGCTTCGTTCCTGACAGCGGAGCGACGGTGGGCGCGGGAATCGCGTGGCAGCAACCGGGTGAGGCTACGGCCACGGGTTCTCCAGTCCAGGCTATCATCACCGGATGGTCGGTGTCGGGCAACGTGTACACCTTCTACGCCGTGAATAGCTTCACGGCTAACGAGTTGGTGGCGATTGCAGGACTGAGCGCGGGTCTCGCGCCATCGGCAAACGGCCTCACTTTCCCGGTCTTGGCGAGTGGACTGAGCAGCACACAGTTCGAAATTTCTCTCCCGGCTTTCGACGCGGGGTTCACGCCCGATTCCGGTACGGCAACTCCGGCATTGCCGAACTATGCTTCCGTGGCGCTCCCTGCGCCGCCGTTCACGCCTGACCCCAGCGAGTTCGTCGCATACTCGCTCCCGACGAGTTTCTTGCCCCCCGAGACGGCCTTCGCACTGTTCGGCGGTACGCCGGTCGCGGCGGCGGCGGCAAGCTGGATCGCGGGGGGCGCAATCGGAGCGAGCGGCGGTAACCCATTTCTCTCAGAAGTGAACTGTGGCTGGTCGAACTTCGCGCTTCCGTCGCTTCCTCCGGGCGCAGTCATTACGCGCATTTATCCGGTGATCCAAGTTGCAAACGTCATCGGCAATCCGAGCGCGGCAATGATCTTTAGCGCCGGGGTGGGAGCCTCGCAGGTCTGGGGTAATCAGTACGTCGGCGGCAACGGTGCGTATACGGCTCCATCGGCGGGGCAGTCTCTTGGCAACTCGACCGCAGACATCACAGGCGCATATGTCAACCTGAATCTCGAATCGAGTTCGGCGACGCGCTACGAGGTCAACGCGGACATGACTTCGGTTGCGCTTGCGGTCTATTACACACTGCCGAGCGGTGCTCCCTCTGGGAACCAATCGCAGACGCTCGCTTTGACAGGAACGAATCTCACGCTTCCCGCGCTGACCGTGGTGACCGGAGTCGAGGTCAATCTCGAAAGCGGCTTGGTCTTCGGAAGCGCAGGCGTTGTGACGGCGCAACTGACGGTGAACGGTACGCCTGTCGGGAGCACGAAGGCATTCAATCCAGACGCATGGCCATCCGCTGTACCTCCGCTCGGTGGCGATGGTGACCTGTGGGGTCAGGGCGGGATGAGCGGTGCACAGGCCAATCAGCTTGGCGTGAACTTTGTCGGCGTGCTCAATCCTGGCTCGCAGTTAAATCTGAACGGCGTGTCGGTGACTGTGTTCTACGAAACTGCGGTGCATCAAATAGGCACGGCGACACTGGTATACGATATCCGCGCGAAGGGATTCATTCTCGATCAGTACGCCGGATCGAAGCCCACAGTCCATGCGCCGAACGAAGGAGAGAGCCAGCAGGGAACGCTTGCCGGGTGTTCCGATGGAACGCTGCGCCTGATGCAGTCGAACGCGCCGGAGACGGTGACGGGAATTGTGTTGACTGCGGCGATTGGCGGCGTCGGATGGTTGAGCGCCTACGAAGCGACTTTCGAGTATGCTGCGGATTCCGGGGCGATGGTTTCATTCATTGCTGCAGATGTGGGCAATGGAAGCTATGCGCCGGGTCCGATCATTTTGCCGGGGACGGGCGGCGAGATCACGAAGTACACCACAAAAGTGACGCCAAATAAGTGGAAGCTACTACAAGCTCAATTCGAGTCTCAGGATGATTCGCTCGAAGTTTATCTCGAAGGATGCGTGCTTGAAGCGAAGGCATGGGGCGATGAGGGGCTTTACAGGCCGGTTGGATTGTTCCGTCCGAACGGCGGGAAGGGAGCGCAGCCCTGATGCCGTGGCCGGGAACTCCCAAGAGCCAGCAGTCGCCGCCGATCAATGCGCCCTCGGTGCGCTTTCCCGCGACGCTCAATGAAAACTCGTCGATGGCGGACGTGGCAGATGCGATGCGGACGGCATTCAACGGCCTTACGGTGCATGAGCAGGCGTTTGCGAATCTGCCGGAGCAGGTAGCAGCACAGGCGAAGGCGGCGGCTACACAGGTGCTCGAAACGATCTCCGCGCAGACGGTAGCGGGGGTTACTTCGTTCAATACGCAGACAGGCGCGGTGATCTACTTCCCCGGCCTCGGCACAGTGAATAACCAGCTTGGTCAGGCGAGTTACGAGACGCAGCAGAGCGATGCGGGGGCGAAGATTCTGGTAGGTGATTCTGGGCCGGTTACGGTGACCCTCGGTCCAGTGAACGCGCCGTGGTTCGCATTCATCGGCAACGATTCGAGCGCTACCGTGATTTTGATGCCGGATTCGGGGGCGCTGTACGGGTTGCAGTCGATTTATCCTGGCGGCTTCGCAATCATCTTCTTTGACGGCACTAACTGGTGGTCTGAGGGAGTGGCGATTGCGACGGATTCAAGCCTTGGGGTGGTCGAGCCTGACGGGGTGACCATCGGCATAGATTCAGGAATGATCTACACCCAAGTGTCAGCCGGAACCGGAGCACCGTCCAGTCACCCAGCGACACCGGGTAACCCGTTTTATTTCGATTCGGGAGCATCGCCGTGGCACGGATACGTTTGGTTTCAAAATGCGTGGAATCGCTTCAGTTAGAGGTATGATGGAGGGGATATGGCAAGCCTGGTTCCGGCAATATTCGACCTTGCGGCGGGTGACCCAGCCGCCAAAGAGCAGGCGCAGTTCGGAGCGCTTGGCGATTACTCGACCGGCACCGGAGAAGCTCTGACCACGGCGGGCGCAGGCGAAGAGCTTGGCATCCTGTCCGGTGATCCCACAAAGATTGCCCAGGTAGAGGCTCCTGCTATCAATGCGGGGCAGGGCCAGGTGGAGCAGCAGATGCTCACCAATGCGAATTTTGGCAACCGTGGTGGCGGCACGAACGCATCGACGCAGAACGCAGAGGGTGCGAACCGCGCGAACATCATCGACCTCACCGGGAACCTCATCGAAAACACGGCAGGCGCAGCGGTGGGGCAGGGAACAGGGCTGCTCTCGCAGGCGGGTTCGGACATTGGCAACGAAGCGCAGCTGGCTGAGCAGCGCCGCTCTCAGGTGAATCAGGACGTTGGTGGAATCGCCACGGGCGCGGCCGAGATTGTGACTGGATTGTTTGGCGGCGGACTCGGAGGCGGGGAAGGCATCGACCCCGGCACCTTCGATAGCCTGATGAAGTCGGGAACCGTGCAGCCCGAGCAACTTGATTTGAGCACGGCGCAGCCTACAGAAATACCGATGTAGAAGGAGTGGTCATGGCATTTCAGAAAGTCAATCGAGCGATCGGCGGAATCACGCCCCTCGGCAAGTTCACCATCACCCCCGGCACTCCGCAGAACATCCTTGCCAATACCGCGCTATCGACCATCCGGTACGCTTTCCAGTGCCGCCAGTTGGGATTCAGCGTGTCGAGCACGGTGGTCGGGGAAGTGTACGTGAACTACGGAAACATCGCTGGACTGGGGAACCAGACGGCGCTCATCGTTCAATCCGCGCAAGAGGCTGGGCTTCCGCTGACATCCCGAACCACGGACTCGATGATCGATGCTTCCGAGTATTGGCTGGACGGGAGCGCCGCGTGCGTGGTGACTGTGTACGCTTTGGACGGAAGCTCGTAAGGCGGTGAATCGTGGCTGTGGCCGATCTGCTCGAAAAAATCGGGAAAGGTGCCGAGACGGTTGGCCGCGTGGCCGGAGATGTGCTTGAGCCGGTTGCCAAGCGCACCGCCGAAGTCATCTCCGGGGAAGCGCCTGAGATCGATGCCGAGCGCCGCCAGCAGCAGCAATCGCATGAAGAACAATCCCTCGCCGCAAGAGCGCAGGAACTCGAATCGCAGCTTGAGACGGGCCGCAAATATGGCACGCTGACCCCGCAGCAGCAGCAGGAGTACGTGGATGCCATCACGAAGCTCTACTCGCATCCGAGCCAGATGAAGACGCTGGTCGAGAAGCTGCACAAGGCCGTCCATCCGAACGGCGCGGTTTACCAGCCGTATACCGCTCCGCTTGCGAACGCTACGCCAGCAGGTGGAACCGCAGCGGTCGATGCACAGCGGGCGTTGGAGTTGGCATCCGCGCGCCGCCCGATGAAGGAATACCAAAGCCCTGACGGAAAGAGTCGTGACTGGTTTCTTCCTGGTTCTGAGCCGGAAGGTTGGCAGGCCACTCAGGGCGGTGGAACGACGCGCCCAGTTCCCTACTACGCGGGCGCGATGAATCTCCAGACAGCGACATCCATGCAGCAGCAGGGTATGGCGTTCCAAGGTGCCGATGGGGAGCCTTACGACCTCTCAAAACTTCCTCAAGGCTCGGTTCTGATTCCGGTCTATGAGAGCGGAGGAAAGCACTACTGGTCGGTCGGAACAGACAAGGGGCGCTACGAGACTGCGAACAATCAACGCCTGCTCGAGCCAGCGGTAGGAGGTCCGAATCCAGCAGCTCCGTCGCTTGGCGCGGCGCGGGTGGGCACTACGACGACGCAGACGGCACCGGGCGGTGGCCAAGTGGTCACCGGAACGACACGGCCCACGGTTTCAGGCGCGCTCACCGGCGCACAGCCTGTGGCGGCTGCTCCCCCTTCTACCGGCGCACAGCCTGTGTCTTCGGGGAGTATCCTTCGCGCGCATCCACAGGCAGCGAAGCCGGTCTCTGGCCAGCCTGAAAGCATCCTGCCGAACATTCAGGGGATGACGCCCCATAACGCAGCGATGGCACAGAAAGCGCAGCCGGCAGTGACGGCGCTGCTCGGTCTCTACGGTGACCCGGCGAACCCCGGAACGCCTTCGATGGTCGATTACGCGAAGCTGGCCGATGACCCACACGCGCAGAAGACGCTGGGCGAAGCGTTCAAGCTGCTCGATCAGCAGATGGGCGAGATTTCAGATCCCGGAGTGATCCAGACGCTTGGCACGGCGGCGGGCTGGGCTAACTTCCGCGCGAGAGCCGAGGCAGGAGCGCAGCAGAGCGCTGGCACGCAGATGACGCCGCAGGAGCGGGCCTACTTCGATGCCGCGATTGCTTCGATGGCCGACATTATCGGCTCACGCTCTGCCACTGGCCAGTCTGCGGCGCGTTTCAGCGTGCGGGCGATTCAAAACGAATTGCCGCTTATCGGTCTTTCCGGCACTCCCGACTCGGCGAGTTACCTGACCAAAATGCAGACGATTGGCAGGCAGATTCGCGTCGGATTGAACGGGATGCCTGACAACTCGCGGGCGCTGGCATGGCTCACGAAGCGCGAGGCGGAGATCGCAAAGCAAAAGGGCGGTGTTGGCGCGGCGCTCGGTGGACAGCATACGCTCGGCGAGCGCAAAACATTTCCGAACGGCAAGACCGGCGCCTGGGACGGAACCGGATGGGTGAAGCAGTAATGGCCAAGGAATATCTCGACGAAAACGGCAATCCGGTAGATGCCCCCACGAGGCCGGAGGCGACTGTCGAGGCCGCTCCGCCTGCGCTCTCATGGCGCGGCCTCAAAGATAAGGCGCTCACCCTGCGCGACAAGGCCATCAATCAGCTTCCCACCGTTGGCGGGATTCTTGGAGGGGTTCTGGGCGGTGGCGCGGGCTTAGAGAGTGGTCCTGGTGCTGTCGGAACTGCGGCTTTGGGCGCGGGCGCGGGCGGCGTGTTGGGCGAGGATGCGCGGCAGACGCTCACTGAGCATTTCCATCCCGAAGACAAGAAAATGAAACCCGGCGAGGCTCTCAAGGGGTTGGCTCTTGAAGGTGCTGGGCAGGCGGCGGGCGAGGCGACCGGACAGATGCTGGGCCGCTGGTTCCGGCCATCGCTTGAAAGCAGCATCAACAAGCTCTGGTTCGCGGCCGATCTTGGACCGAAGACCGATCTCGATGCGGTAATGCCTGAGATCATGGCAGCAGAGAAGGCTAACCCGGCAAAGACCGTGGGCGACTTCGTGGACGTGGTCGATACGGCGAAGAAGAAGATTGCGCTTGAGGTCGATACCGCGCTCAAAAATCAGGTCAGCGTTGGCGGCAAGATGGTTCTGCTTGGCGGTGTCGAGGCCGATGTAACGCCGATTGGAGATGGCATCTGGAAAGCGGCAACGCAGCATCCATCGGATGTGCTGGCGAACCCGGCAAAGGCGGCGGCGGCAAAGAATCGCGTGGCCAAGCTCTACGCGACTCCGAAAACCTACGCCTGGCTGAATGACCGGCGCACCGTGCTCAACCGCGAACTGAATCGCTTCTACGCGATGAAGACGCCGGAAGCGCAGGCGCAGTACCTCTTCCAGCATCCTGACTTCGAGATTGACAAGGCCGAGGCCGATGCGATCCGCGACGTCGTTTACCCGCAGATGGATAAAGCCGCTGGAAAGCCTGCCGGATACTTTGAGGGGCTGCAACGGAAGCGCGGTGCCCTGATGTCGATTGAGGACCAGACGCGGGAGCATGTGGACGCTCTGGCTGCGAAGTCGCGCAAGGTGAAAGGCGCTCCGATGGTTGATCCGGTTCGCGCCTACGGGAGCACTTCGGGGCATGGCGGGTTCACGACGCGCGTGGGGGCGATTCTCGGTCCTCCGAACCCCGAGAGAGCCGCGAACAAGCAAGTAGCGCGGGCCTTTGAGCACACGCCCAAGACGGCGGTTGGGAAGCTGCTCGGCACACGCCCCGGCATGGAGATCATGAGCCTGCCGCTCAGGGAGCTATTCACGCCAAGCGAGCCTCAGCCTGCCGCAACGCAATGATTCTCACGGCCCACTTATTCGACACGATGGATCGCTGCCCGCTCCGTGTGGCCGAGGAGCGCGAATACGAGCCGCGCAGCATCTCCCCGCTTGGCCTGCTCTACGCCGCCATTGAAGCGGCGCTGACCGGCGCTGACCCCGTACAGGCGTCGAAGGACGCCATTCTCGACATCACGCAACGGCTGGACGTGACTGCCGGCGAACTCAGCCCCATCTCCGTCATCCGGCATGTGGACGCGATGGCCGAAGTGATCGCTCTCGCGCTCAGGGCTAAATTCAGCCGCATGGCCAAGCCGGACCTGATTCCCTTCGGCGACCATCAGTGGCGGTCCAATCTCTTTGAGGGACGCTCCGGTGACCTCCACAGGCTCATCCTGGCCTCGCACATGGACGATGACTCCCTACGGTCCTACGCTCACTCGTGGGGCACCATAGGCGAGCTTGCGGCGCTGGAGCGGCCTCTGGCGCTCACAGTGGTCATTATCGGGCCACAACGGGGCGGCAGGCGGCACTCAGCATGGGCGAAGGGGTTTCAGCATCCGATTCAGAAAGTGCTGAGGTTCCAGCAGCGGAAGAAGGCGGACGGGTTCACGACGGGCTGGAAGGAAGTCTGGCGCGAGCAGACCGACATCGCGGCACAGGTGTGGCTTGACCGGATGCGGATGGACGACATTCTGCCGGACCTGATCGTCTCGCGGCAGATCGCCTATCGCGCCGATGACGCACGAATGATGCGGGCGCGTAGCGATATGATGACGCTGATTCCAAAGATTGAATCGGTGACGCGGGATGAGCCGATGCGGCGGAGTTCGTGTGATGAGCTAGGGCATGGGGCTTGCCCCTATCAGCCGGTGTGCTACTCGCCTACTCCGGTGACGCCGGGGGAGTTGGAGCATCTGTACCGACGCCGCGAAACGCTTCTTGTAGCGATAACAAGATGAACGTCGAAATATCGTAGCGCCGGTCGAAGGCCATCGCTTCCAAACGCTCAAACAAAGCCACATCCTCCGGGCGCACGAAGCTCAACTGGACGCGCTTCTCACCGGGCTTGAGTTTTGCCATTGTCAGCCTCAATCATCGCTTTCCACCGTTGGGGGAAGTTCCCCTCGCATCCTTCCGTCGAGCAGGCGTGTCCGCTCACTGTGCGAAAGCCGCCGCCGATGGCGAATTCCTGCCACTCTGCGCGCTTCAATTCTTCCCCGCACACGCACGGGTGGGTAACTGCGTCCAGCCGTATATCTTCGCTCATTGCGTGCTCCTTAGAATCTGTGTTGGCAATTGCTGCCCCATAGAATGCTCGTAGAGGACTGCGGAGGCGGCGGACGGATATGGGATGCTCAACTCGGTTCTCACGTCACGCTCCAATTCGTCACGCATCACAGCGATGCGCTTGCGGTCGATGTAATCGGACCACACGAAGGCGCTGTACTCCCCAGGCTTTCCCTTGTAATAGGCTTCCTCGGTCATAAAATCCACATCTTCCGAGTAGAGTTTGTCGCCGTGTGTCTCGAAGCAATACGTCCCATCGTTAAGCCTCGCAGCGCGGTCGTAGTAGGGCGTACCCGGATACACGGTGATTACCGTCGCATCGAAGTCATCCGGCTTCTCGGCGATGAGCCACTCTCGGATTGCGAGGATGGTTTCCTCGGACTCTGCCGGGTGGCCGATGGACATGAGAGCTTTCACTTTGAGGCCATGCTTATGCGCCGTTCGGAGCATTTTGGTGTTATCTTCGACGGTCGCCTTTTTGTTGATGTTGCGGAGGATGCGTGGATGCGCTGCCTCGAATCCGCACAGGAGCCAACGGAACCCTGCCGCGTACATTGCCTCGGCCTGTTCGTCGGTGAATAGTTCGGACTTCACAAAGCCGCGCAGTCTCCAGTCGATTCCCGTGGCCCTGATCTTGTGCATCAGGTCAACCATGCCGCGATTGACGTTTAACTCGTCATCGTAGAACATCATGCCGGTAACGCCGTATCGTTCATGGAGAGAAACGAGTTCTCCCACAACTGAATCCGCTGATCGAGTACGGATGCGGCGCAGCATTGCGGAATTTCTTCCTCCGCAAAAGGCGCACTCGAATGGGCATCCCAATTGAGATACGAGAGAGAGGGCTCGCCGCCCATCGACGGTGTAATGGTAAGAGTCCACGTCCACCAGCGATCGTTCGGGCCACGCTGACAACTCAAAATCTCCAGATGACTGCCACAGGTCGCACAGCGGATTGTCGGCATCGACTACTCCCTTGCTGTGGAGCGCCGCGAAGACGGCTTTTTCGCCATCGCCGGCCACCACCGTGTCGAACACTTCCAGCAGCCTCGCCAAGTCCCGTTTGGCTCTTTCCGAGCCCTGCCGAGCGCCTGCGTGAACCAGAGTTGCATGGGGACCACCGAGGATCGCTCTCCCGCCGAGCAGCTTGCGGACTCGAATTGCTGCGGGGAGCTGCGGAGTGGTAGCGGTAAATGCGTAAACCTCAGCTTGACCACGATAGTCTTTGGCCGCTTGCTCATAATTCGCCACTCCAGAGAGGTCCAGGTGATCGACCGTATGACCGGCTTGCCGGAGAACCGCGCCCACCTTGAGGATGCCGAGGGTCACGAATACGCGCTCGTCCAGGAGGAACCCGGAGGGCGGCGTGATCAAACACACTTTCATTGGATATGTGCCCACCGTTTCCCGTTGGTGGTTTCGTAGGCTGTCAGGTAACTCACCCCATGCTTTTCAGCTATCTCTCGATAGAGCATACCGCTTTGGCGGTGGTATCTTGAACTTGGGGATGTCATATGCGCTCCTTGAAAGCGTGTAGGCTTCGCCGGTGCAATCAACACCGACATCCCCATTATATATCAGGCAAATGTGCATGGCTCAGTCGTCCAGATTGTATCAACAACCCCGAATCTGGCGACGAGCTGATCGACGGCGCGAATGACAGCTTCGTGGTGCGCCACATAGTCGTGGCCGCACAGGACTCCGCCCGGGGCAAGCAGTGGCCGCCAGGATTCGATGTCTGCAATCACGTCCTCGTAGTTGTGGCCAGCGTCGATAAAGATGAGGTCCAATTTGAGACCGAGCGATTGTGCTTTTTTCGCCCCATCGACCGATGGCATCCTCCAGCAAGTGAGTTTGTCCCCGATGCGGTCGGAAAGGTTTCTTCTGAACTCAGACCACAGCCAATCCCGATGCTGGCATAGGTCGGGCGCATCGCCGGGGAATACGGCTCCGTAGGCGTCATCGGCCCATGTGTCAACGCAGAGGACAGTTCCCGGCGTATTGTCCGAGAATGCGCGCGCGCTGCGGCCTCTCCAGCTACCGATCTCGGCGATGGCGCTGTGCTGTTGGGCAAGGAATGCAAGATAGGACAACTCCCTGTCGCTCATCCATCCCGGTATGGTCAGTGCGCGCTCGATGTTCATTGGTTGAACGGCGTCAGGAAGGTCTCATGACCTCCGTCGCCTCCCCACTTCGCCCGGTAATAGTGGCCCCGATAGGGAACCTGAAGCCCGATAAGCCGACTGATGGCGGGGTCAGAATTAAGGCTTGCGCTGCCCTCGTGCTTGACCTCGATTCCCGATTCCAGCCTTGAGTAGCCAGCGAGATCGAGACGCCGGTAGGCATCGATGTCAGAACAGTAATCAAAAAAAGCGGTGTCGTATCCCCCGATGGCATCAAAGGCTGCGGTGTTGTACGCGCAAAGAATGTCGTAAAAGGTGAAGATCACCCCCCACTTTGTACCTACCGAGCACTCGTGCATCGCCCGCTCGTAGAGCCTCTCGACCGCATCCGGCGCAGGCTCCGCGTCGCAGTGCATCCACATGTAAAACGGCACCCTGCGTTCCTTGGCGATCTTGAGCATGAGGTTTTGAGATTGCGTGAACGTGAGCGGGACTGGAGGGTGGACCGTCGTGCATGGGGCAACAAACTTCGGGTCGCCGGAATTGTCGATGACGATAGGTTCGGTTGTTAGGCGTCGCGGGACCAGAGAGACAGCACGCCGCAACAGGTCCAGACGGTTGATGTAGGGGATAAAAACCGGGATTGTGCTCATCGTGTCCTCATTTGCAGAAGTTGGTTGTGGGCATCACCATCAGCGGCTTCGCGTTCGGGAATGCCCTGTAGGGGTGTTTCAGGAGTGTCGCCGTGAGCCAGATGGCGTCGGAGGCGTAGTCATCGACGTTCGGCCATTGCGCGATTTCCTTGCGCACCATCGCGTTTCCGGTGTCGAAGTAGCACGGTTGAGGCGGGTCGAAAAAGAACCGGTTGCCGTGCCGGAAAATAGGGAAGAGAGCCCACTTTTCCTCGATGCTATCAAGGACTGCTGCGGCATCGGCCAAGGCGTCCGGGTGCGCCAGGTAGTTGTCGTCGTCGAGGTAGTAGACCCAGTCGCCAGCGGCTATCTCCCAGCCCGCGCGGCGGCAGTTATTGCCATGGTTCCGGCGTGACTCTCCAGACATCCCAAAGACGCGCTGGTCGGCACTGATCCTTGTGAGGACACCTTGGTCTTCCGGCGAGTCATCGATGACGATGTGCTGCCAATCGCTGAACGTCTGCTCGTCTACCGAGGCACAACATTTTAGCAGGCTCTCGCGCTGGAGAGTCGGGGTGATGATCGAAAATCTCATCTAGCTGGCGGTGTCTCCTTTTTGTGTGTGGTGATGTTCGTTGTTATTGTAGCCCTTCCCTAAACCATTTCTCCCAAGCCGGCCACAGCGTATCTCCCTGCCAGTCCACATGCTCCGGCAACAGGCTCACGCTCGATTGCTGTTTCCGTTGCAGCGCCGCTGCCTCTGCCGCGTCCGCCCACTTCGCCGGGTCATGCACCGGCCGCTTCGAGCAGAACGCGCCCTCGTAGAAGTACGCCACGGGATCAATCTGCGTCTCCTTCGGCACGAACTCAGCCTGCGCCCCGTAGCTCCCGGCAATGGTAGGCACGCCACAGGCCAGTGACTCCCCAGAGGCATATCCGAAGCCCTCCGGGGCGATTGAGAGCGTCACATCGCAGGCCGAGTACATCCACGCCATCTGCTCGTCGCTGAAGCGATTGAGGGTCACCGCAGCGCGCCCCTGTAGCCCGTAATCGACGATCAGGTTGCCAATGGACCAGTAGCGGTCGAGAACGTCCGTGTGGCACCACACGCGAATGTCGAGGCCACGGTCAAGCAGAATCTTCGAGACCTCCATGCCAAGCTGCCAGTTCTTTCGCGCCTGGTTCGTGGCTACAATGCCGATGAGCAGAGAGTCTTTCTTGAGTCCCTGAAACCCTTGCTGTATGAATAGCTCGCGTGCCTCTTTGTGGGGGCGCGGGTAGAACATGCTTGTGTCGATGCCGTGCGGAAGATGCTCGGGGTTGCCGGTGATCCGCGAAGAGAAGGCGCTATAGTCGAGCACGCGGTCAAAGCCCTTCATGGTCTGCGCGATGCGATGGGAAAGATGGCCGTTCGGCCCCTCGGCATCGATGGCGTGGTAGGCCCACTTCTTCATGCTGGCCTTTTCGACCCACTGGCGAAGCTGCGGGTTCGGGCACGTCGCCGGGATGCCCATCCAGTAGAGGCGCGACATATCCCAGACGCAGAATAAAATTCCTTCCTCGTCGCCCACAAAATCATTCCAGATCAGAGGCAGTTCCGGTACGAGCCAGTTATCGACCGTGTGCGTGTGGAACTCCTTGAAGGGGATGGAACGGGAGCCGTTGCCGCCGTAGCCGACTGAGCCGACCTCGTACACGTCGCCAAGATGTTCATGAACGCGCAGGGCGAGATCGCGGGTGATGCGGGCAAGACCGGAGGTTGTGGACACGGAATCGGACAGTAAGAGAATTTTCTTGCGAGAACTCGGCATTTCCACAATATACCCCCTCATTCCGCCCCTCTCAAACATTACTTTTGCGCGTTACGCTGTATCATGGCCACATGAAGCGCCTCGCTGTGGCTATCGCCTTGTTTCTCGCACCCTTATGTGCCTTCGCCCAGACTACAGGCGCGGTGCAAGGGTTCGCCACGCAGGGCGGCGTTCCTGCGAAGACTTCCGGACTCAACTCGACGAACACACTTCAAGGGGTAATCCCGGGCGCGACGATCACCGTCTACCTGCACGGAACGACCACGCTGGCAACGATCTACAAAGACGGGAACAACACTCCACTGAGCAACCCGTTCACCGCGAACGCGGCCAATGTCACTAACCCCGGAGGCTGGATTTTCTGGGCGGCGACGAGTCAGGGACTCGACATCTTCGGGAGCGGGGGCGTCTGCCCGAATTGCTACAGCGTATCGACAGCGCTTGCCGTGGCGGTGTACCCCTCGACCGCGATTACGGTCGTAACCGGCGTGCTTTCGTTCAACGGCAGAACCGGGGCGGTGAACCTGACTACCGCCGATGTCAATGGCGTGGGGACGATCAGCAACAACACTACCGGCAATTCCAACACGGCCTCCGCATTGGCGGCACTACCGACGCCTTGCACTGCTGGGGAAGCTCCTTTGGGCATCTTGGCCAATGGCAACTCGACCGGATGCTTCACGCCCGCTGGAGGAATGACACAGCTTACCAGCGATGTGACGGCTGGCCCCGGAAGCGGATCGCAAGCGGCTACCGTGAACGGGCTTAAGAGCGTGCCATTCTGTACGGGCTACACGCCCACAAACGGGCAAGCGGTGACGCTGACGACGGCTAGTTCTCCGAACCCCTGCTATACGGCGGTGACACCGGCATCGGCGGGAATTACGGCACTCACGGGAGATGTGGGGGCTGGCCCAGGCAGCGGGTCACAAGCGGCTACGCTTGCCACGGTGAACAGCAATATCGGGGCGTGCGGGGATGCGACCCACGTGGGGCAAGTCACCCTAAACGCCAAAGGGCTGACCACGGGCTGCACGCCGGTATCGATCACATCTAGCGGTTCCGGGATTACGGCGCTCACCGGTGACGTAACTGCCAGCGGGCCAGGAAGCGCGGCGGCAACGCTGGCGACGGTTAACGTTTCGCCGGGAAGCTACACGACCGCCAATATTACCGTGAACGCAAAAGGGCTTATAACAAGCGCCTCCAATGGCAGTGGCGGGGGCGGGAGTAGTTCGATCGCGCCCATCCTGGTCCAATGGAACTGCGCGACGATTATCGCAGCGGTGAGCCCGTGCGTGCTGGGAACCGGCTCGGCTATCGCCACCCTGAGTAACACGACGGCTGGATCGTGCATTCTGGTGAAAGCATTTCATGGCAACGGATCAGCGGGAAGTGCCGTTCCCACCGATGGGCAAAGCAACGTTTATACGCTCTACAACTACCAGCAGATCACCGGCGAGTTCGATTTTTATGAGTGGGTCGCCACGAATATCGCCGGAGGGCCGCTGACGGTGACCATCACCGGCGATACCCCGATCAACGTGATGGTGGTTGAAGAGATAGTCAACTGCGGCGGGGTGGATGTTTATAGCTCGGCGCAGGCGTCGCCCTCGAACCCGCCAAGCTACACGCTCTCGACCGGGAGCGCGACGACTACGACGACTTACGATCTGATCGATGTGGCCGGGGCCATCCGCAACGGCAGCGGGCTCGGGACGTTCTCCGAGACCAACGGCTACACGAGCACGATCACAAACCTGGCCGAAGGCGTCGCGCTTGTCTACAACGGCTGGACCGGCATTGCGCCGACCACCGGCTCTCTTTCCGATACGTTAACTTTCACAGGGACGGTCGGGGCGATGTATTCGAGCTTCATCGCGTTCGCGCCGCGCGTGGCGGTCGGAGCGGTAACGGCGAGCGCGCCCATCGTGGCGACGCCGACCGGGAAGAATGTGAATCTCACTTGTCCGGCATGTGTGGGAAGCGCTGCAAACTATTTCAACATCGGGCCATCGGTGACTGCTTCGGGTTGCACAATGAGCGGATCGGCCCCATATGTCTGCACGGTAGGCGGCGGGGGTGCTTCGAGCATCACGCTTTCTAGCATTCCCGGCGCCTACCTGAATCTGGAAATAGCAATTTTTGGGACTAACACTTCCGGCTCGGCGCAGCAGGTTCGATTGCAGTTTAATGGCGATTCCGGGCTGAATTATGATTGGAGCACCGTCTACGCGTACGCATCGGCTGGCCCTGCCAAATTAACCGGGAATGGGGACTCATCGGCCAGTGGTTGTATGACAGGCCAAGGGAGCTTTGGCGGTGGTGGGACGATCCTTATACCGCAGTACGCGAACACACATTTTTACAAAATCTACAATTCCCCGTGCGGAGCAGATCAGGCATCATCTATTTACCAGTACGTTTGGACAGCGGCAGGATCGTGGAGGAACACGGCGGCAATTACCAGCGTGACTTTAACCTCTAACAGCGGCAACTTCAGCGCCAACGACACAGTGACAATTTACGGAACAAACTAAGGAGAGAACGCATGAACCGCAGATTCGCAGCACTCGCAATTCTGGCGCTCGGCCTCGGAGCCGGGTGTCGCGCGCAGGTTCCGCCTGCATCGAACGGCTACAAGGTTACGCTGACTGCCACCGCGCCGGTCGCCAGCGGCAACTGGGCCGGATGTACGGTTTCGGCCCCATGCACATACGCCTTCTATGCCGAGACGGTGACAGGAGCGTGCGATCCGACCACGAGCACGAACTACAAAGAGATCACGACTCCGACTGCGCGGCCTAGCACGCCGAACTTCACAGACCCAAACACGACCGGCCTGACGCGCTGCTATGACGTGGAGACAGTACAAGGCGCAGAAAACAGCGGCCCATCGAATGTAGCCGGACCTGTAGTCTCGCCGGGAGTTCCTCTCGCGCCCGCGTTGGCTACGCCTACGCCGCAGTCGGCTGAGGTGGTCAATCCGGTACTGCCGAACGCCGCGCCTGCGACTCAACTGGCAAAGAAGCTGCCCGCGCCAAGCGGCCTGATGGCAATGGCGAAGCGGTAACTGCATCTAACTCTGCATGGGGAAGGGCCTTGGGGATGGCAAGCGAGATCGTTTGGCCGCGCGCACGTCAGGTCCAGCAGCATTTGCTGAACCCGCCGCAATTTCATTCGCAGAGCAGCCCGCAGAACGCGCAAGCTGGCAGAGAACTCGCATACTGAAAAGGAGATGAATCATGGGACTTGATCCGTATCCACCACCGAACCCTCAGCCGGGCGACCCGCGCGCGCCGAAGAATCCACCTGTGCCGACAGACAAGCCAAAGCCACCTGAGCAGTCTGCCCAGTGACTCCGTACCTATGGGCCATGATCATTGCCGCCACGCCGCCAACAATTGCGGCTGGCGGGGCGCTCTTGCTTGGCTGGCTCAACAGGCAGAAGTTGACGCAGATTCACGTTGACGTGAATAGCCGCATCACGCAATTGCTGAAGCTCACGAAGAAGTCGAGCTATGCCGAGGGTATCAAGGACCAGAAGGACAACGGGAGTTAGCGCAGCGGGTAGGGATGCCCGAATCCGCCGCCAATCATCGGCAGGAGCAGATAGATGATCCAGATGATAAAGATGATCGCGCAAACGACACGGGCCACCTGACCGAATGGAGCCGCGAGCGGAATAAGCGAAATCAGCCACCAAATCAGCCCGAAGATCAGGCACATGATGAGAATGGTGATGAGGATCGAGAGCATTTGAGGTACCTCGATTAGATCAGATGCTAAAACGCAAGCCCAAGGCTGTTCAGAAACGCACACCCAGGAAGACCAAGCCCTCGCAGCGCCCTCTGACCGGCCCCGAACTGGACCGCAAGTGGCAACCGGGACTTTTGGGATTCCAGAATCAGGAAGGGCTGAATGCGCTGGGCGGGACCTACACCTGCTCTCGGCGCAATATCGCGATTCAGGGGCAATAAAAGGCTTGCCAACCGTCCCGGAGGCGGTAAGATGTCAGGCATGGGGCTTCTCTGGACACTGCTCGGCGTTGTGGCGCTCTCGGTGGCAGGTGCAGTGGTCCCGTTTTGCCGATGGCTGTCCGAACGTGACCAGACACAGCGGAGCGCATCCGAGAAGCTATTCTGGAAATGAACTGAGGAAGCACGATGAACGTCAGAACGTGGATGTACACTCTCATTGCCGCGGGGATAGGCGGCGCATCGAACGCGCTCTTGGGCGCAATTGCCATGCCGGATACGTTCAACTTCACCCATCAGGGACTCGTGAACCTCGGCAAGATCGCGCTGGTAGGGGCGCTCGTTCCGATGCTTACCTACCTCAAGCAAAGCCCTCTCCCGGCAACAACCGTGACCGCAACGCAAACCACTTCCGTCACCCAGGAAGTGACCAAGAACTAGGAGAACCATGAAACGACTCGCGCTACTCGCCATCTTCCTTGCGCTGCCTCTGACGGGATGCCCGTCACTCAATACCACGCAGCAGCAAGCTCTCGCCAATGCCTCCGACAATGCCGCAAAAATTGTCGGCGCGGCGCAGCAGGTTGAGATCACCGCGCACAACAACACGCTGATCTCAGACGCGGATCACCAGTTCATCGAGACGCAATTCAACAATCTCGGCCAGTTGGGACTTGCAACCGATTCCTGCATCGGCAAAGCCTCCACCAAAACGGCTGCGATTGCGTGCCTTCAGGCGTACACGACCGGCGCACAGAACATCGGCGCACAGAGTGTGGGCATCAAATCGGCTCAGGCTCAAGCGGAGTTCAACCTGACCATTACCAGTGTCGAAGGCGTGCTGGACGCGCTCCAGACAGAATTGGGGAACTAGCATGGTAGCTCTGGCGAACATGATCGGGCAGATCATCCTTCAGGCAATCACCGTCTACAACCAACTCAAGGCGCAGGATGCCAATGTGCCTCCGCTGGCAACGATTCTCGCCCAGGCCGACACGGACTGGAACGAAGTCATCGCTACCGCCAAGGCGCAGTTGAATCCGCCGGCCGCGAGCTAGGCCATGACGATCATCCAAGCCATCGGCCAGATGGAAGGCTTCGGCATCCCCCACAGCCGCGCTACGCGCAATAACAACCCCGGCAATATCAACTTCGCGCCGTGGACGAAGGATTACGGGGCGGTGCTTGAAACCATCCCGGATGGCATCAAAGAAGAGCCACGCTTCGCCGCGTTCCCGAGCGTCGATCAGGGATGGGCTGCGCTGCGTTACCTACTCACGAGCCGGTACATGGGAATGACGGTCGCAGCCGCGTTCAATAAGTACGCGCCGCCTGTCGAAAATAACACGAACGCTTACACGGCTTTCGTATGTAAAGAGACAGGACTCGCTCCGGAAGATGTGCTGACGGCTGAGAACATCGGATAGATCAGACGCCGCCTCGATGGCACGGGCACACGCAATGCCGATTCACGCAATGCGACCGATGCTTGCCCGCCGCGCATTTCGCGCTGACCTTCCCCTCGAACTGGCTTCGCTTGCGTGCTGGACGCGCGAGAGTTTCCGCCCATGTGGATGCCTTGACGTGAACGTCGACTCCCCGCGTGCTGTTGTGGCCTAAACTCATTGCGCTCTCCTCACTGATTTTGGGTTGTGCTCCCCTACCAAATGGCAATCCCCACACTTCGCGCGCGTGTTCTCCAACGTGTCGCTCCCGCCTGCGCCTAGGCTTAGGACATGAGCCAGGTGGCCGCTCGCCCATGACACCGTAGCGCCGCAGTCTACGCACTTCCAGTGGTCCATAACAAAGCGGGAACGGCGCAACGCGGCCAAGGCGGGGCCGCGTAACCGGATAATGCCCGTTTTTCCTACGACTCCGGATCGGATCACTTCACGCGCCTCTCGCACCATGCCAGTATCGCGGCCCGGTCAACATCCATCATGGCAGGAAGGCCAATGAGAGCGCACGCGACGATGAAGTTCTCTTCGACGAGGAAGGCAGGGTGGATGCCTAGGGCATTACCTATTCGGCAAGCGCTGTCGCCGTGGTAGGACGCCACAATACCATTCTCTATTTTGCTCAACCAGGTACATGGGCGATTTAATCGGGTCGCTATTTGCTTCTGTGTAAGGCGGAGCATCTTCCGGGCTTGGAGTAAACGCCTCGAAATGACAGGCAACAGCACATCTTCTTCGCGGGTCGGGAGAGAGGGCTGGGTTTCCTCGGTGGCCTCTGGCTCAACAATCAGCGAGACCTTGCACCGTCTGCACCGATCGCTGGCATACTGATTCAGGCCGCACTTCGGGCAGCGCGTGACGGGCCTACTGGAGTCTGCCATCCCGCCTCCCTAGTAGTTCGATCACATCGTCCAGGCTGGTGATGATGCAATAAGTATGTCCCTCAGCCTCGACTTTCTCTTGGAAGGATCTCTGCGATTCGCTCTGGCGGGTACCAGCTTTAATCTCCAGCCAGACGGGATGAGGACGGCCAAGAGAGACGGGAAACGCGAGAATGTCCGCCGTGCCTTCGATCCCAAAGCGCACCGGGCGGTTCGCAGCATTGCGCATCACGCCCACGTTCATGCGGAGCGAAAAGATATGCTCGGCACTGAGCCAGTCCATGACCAGCCGCAGGAGAGCGCCTTCGGGAGTAGCTTTGCGCTTCATCGGTTCTCCTCGTCATCGTGGGGACACAAGTTTCTCCAGATCAGCGCGAACACAAACACACATGCAAGATACTCGCCAACACCGATCAGCCAGAGCATGTCTCGTCCTCCGGCGCATCGCTGACAGCCGCCATTGCCCGATCTATCTCCAACTCCTCCTGCTTGAACCTGAGCCAATCCATTGCCCACCCGCTCACCCATTCGAGCGCCTCTTCCCGGTTGCGCGCCCCGCGCCGCTCCGCCTCTTCAAGCGCCTCCTCGATCTTCTGCGCCGCCGATTCCTCCGGCTTGAACCGGAGCAGCTTGCGGTGCTCGATATGTTGCGAAGGATGGTGCGTGCGGATGTGCTCTACCAGCTCCTCGGTGTGCTGCGTCTTGGCCGCTTCGAGCACTTGCGGGTCGTTGCGGACTTCGGTCGAAAGCTGCAACATCACTGGAAAATTCGAGGGCGGAATCTCTGCCACATCCTCGGCTGGCACATCTTTGAGCGCCTCCACATCGCGCATCGCCTTGTGCACCGTCGCGTAGCTCCACGGGGACGATAGCCGCACCCAGCGCGTGAACGTGCATGGATTGCCTGTCTCGGGATCGTCGCGCTTCTTGTGCAGCATGTAGTTCTGTACTTGGCGGCATATCAGGCCGCGCTCCGCATACGACAGCTTGTCTTGGCGGTCGAGATGACGGAGCCGGTCGAAAAGCACCGCCTCAGCCTGGTCATCGGGGAGATTCAATATCTCGACCATGCGGTGAGGGGTTATTGACTGAGTGGTAATGTCTCTGTCTGGACTTTTCATGCCGACCTCCGCAAAGTTCCCCAGAGCGGTGCGAGTGGGTGGCGGGATAGACAGGTGGGCCATGTTCGCAGGGGGTTAGTACGGGGCATTGATTCGTAAACATTAGGCACGCACGCGCTCTGGGAGTAGTAAAGTGAGGTCATTGTATCTCTCCCGGTATATTTGCAGGATGGAAAAATGGCCGGATAGCGGCCTGCGCCGTCCGGCTCCGGTCCAGTGCCCAGTGAAGTTGCTTGGCAAGTTTAACGCTGTCGAAGTCCTCCGCCAAGAGCTTTCCGATGCGATAGACCTCCCCCTCCCAGTACCGCGCCTGATCGATCATCTTGCCCTTCCTGCGCCTCTCCGCCTTGCGGTGGGCTTCCTCTCTCGCCCGCTGCGCCTCGCCCTCCCGGATGGCCTTGAGGCTCATTTGTGGCCCATCAGGGGCGAGACTGCGCACGTGTAGCCCCATTGCGGCCAGAATCTCGTCCGTCGTGCATCCGGTGTGACAGTTGACACATGTCCAGCCATCGGGGGCGTCCCACATTACCAGAGAGAGGCTACGATTGCCGTGACGGTGTAGAGGCCCCGGACAACGGCTGCGAAATCGCTTGCCTTCCTTCCTTCCGTGCAGCATTCGAGCTAAATCTGATGCCGTCAAATTAACCGCCCAGTTAACCAGTCGTATGCTACCCTTGATGCAGCATCAGCGGAACCAACACAAAAACCAAAAGCCATCGGAAGTGAATGTGTGTTTCTCTTTTCACTTCTGAGCCTTACTTCGATGGCGTTCCCGGGTGATGCTTCCCAAAGACAACTGCAACCGCAACGGCACTTCTCCCAATTGAAAGCTGCGCGTTGTGTTCCTATGCCTCATCTGCCCCCCCCCCCCCCCAATCAGGGGAAGCTGCTTCGGATACTGTCCACGCTTGCGATGCAGAATCGGTCGCCAGCCAAGGATGCGCGCCAAGCGTATCGTGATCCTGCCGCGCCCTCTGCACAGCTCGCACGGATCGACGATGGTGGGCGTGCGGTAGAACCATCCCCGCCCAGTGCATACGCGGCATTGTTGTGAGGGGCGGTTAGGCATTGGCCGGCGCTCCCTGCTTCGCCTTTGCGTATCTAATCCTCAAATACTTGTCGTAACTCAGCATCTCCCGCGACGGAGCCGCTACGTCCCGGCGCAGGCCATTCGGCCAGTCCTTGAATTTTTCCTTAAAGCGCCATGCCGCCCAACCTTCCGAGTGACCGCGCTCCTTCGCAATCCACAGGAACCCGCTATACCAAGATTGGCGATCCTCGGGAGGCTTCTCTCGCTTCCTGCCGTCAGAGTGGAACTCGATAAGGTCGCCTTCGCGGTGCCGCGTGTGCGAGGTCGTTTTGAGCACCGCTCCGCACACCGGACACTTCGCGCGGCCGTAGGGAATGATGGCGTTGCAGTGGGGACACTTGTGCGGCTTCTTGGCCTTCTTGTCGCCAACAAACGCTTTGCTGCGGTCCCCTGGCGCTCGGCTATCCAGCCGCTCATGATGAATGTCGGTCACCATGCCCAGGCGCAGCGTGTTTCCGGCGTGGTCGAGGATCAGCAACTCTTTCCCGTCGCCGTTAGGATTACGCAGGCCGCGCCCGATCTCCTGCACGAACGCCATCTCTGAATTCTTCGGCTTGGCGTCGATGATAGCGTGGACATCCTCATCCACTCCCCGGCTGTTTCCAACCACGCTTATTTTGCCACTGCGTCGAATGATAATTGCACCAGTGGGGGATTGAACGCACCATACTCGTTCTGGCTTGTATTCATTTTCAAATCTGAATCGATCTGAATATATTTCTCGGATGTTGGCTTCCCGGAAAGACATACAATGCATCAGCGTAGAACGACACATTTTCGATGATAGGTTAGTGACAATTTCACGCACGGAGCAAATCGACTGGAGAAGATCGAAGATTGCTTTATTCGCTCCAAAGATGCGAGTACCGCGCCCCGTTCCCTTCCCGTCTTTACCGTGGTTCCCATCAGCCATACGGAAGCCCTGCAATAGGGCGAGGAGCTGGGCCTTACTGAATCCCCAATACAAATCCGACCCATCTTTGTTGAGATAATCGTCGAGATGTGATACGCCTTTACGTTTTTGGTATTCCCCTCCGCTGCCCCACGGAATGCGCCAAATCACCGTATCGGTTTTTCGGCTACCTTTTGGCGGCACAATACGGCGTGTTACGTCGACGCCCAATCTCTCCACTAAATCATCGAACCATGCCACGACTCCATAATTAACTACAGATTGAGAAAAACTGACCACTCCGCTGGCGCGCGATCCATCACCGAGCCAAAAGCCGATAAAGAAACATTCATCCATCGTGAGCAAACCTGGCTCTTTGAGGAGGCAGGAACTCATCATTCTTTCTCTATAGTCCCCGGTAAGTTGGCGCGCTTCCCCCTTCGAGCGACCTCTTTTCATGTAGGCGTAGACTTGACCATGTTTCCATGACCGTTCCCTTTCTGGGTGCGCGCCGCGAAATATAAAGCGAGATGGCAAGGCGTCTCCGCTCGATGGAATAAAGCCTCTTTGGTTAATCACATCGGATGCAGAGCAGAACGAGAAATTTCCGCCTCGAATGGCGGACCATAGCATCTTGTGACCTTCAGTTACGCGAACATCGATGTTCTTGCCCTTCGCAGCAACCATGCGCTCGTTGGGTAGTCGCTCGCGCTTGAATATTTCTATTGGATGAACGAAGTCAACAAAACCGTTCCACCACGCGGCAATATGATGTTGCATGGTCATTTGATCGATTCCAACCCATCCTGACCCCGTTAGAATCTCTGTTCTTTCATCAAGGCAAAGGCATCCGACTGAAGCAATGCCTTTGATGCGGCACTGTCGGAACGCCTCAAACACCGGATCGCGCTCTTCCTGCTTCATGGTGCCATCGATGTATCCGAACGGAATCCCCGCCGCCTCGAACTTCGCTTGCTGCTCTCTGGCGTGCGCCCGGTCAACGCAAAACATGAACGTGCGGTCCTTGTTCCATCGTTCCTGCCATGTCTTCACCACATCGGCAACGATCCGCGCGTCCCGCATCACCACCGATGACTCGCCTTCGTCGTATTCGCCCTTCACGATGTGAACGTGCGAGAGGTCCACTTCCTCATTCGGCGCGTAGATGCGGAACCCGCAGAGGATCTTCTCGGCAATTAGTTCCTTGATCGTCGCCCCGATGATGAGCTTCGTCCAGTGGAGGCCCATGCCGCGCGCCCACGGCGTAGCCGACAGGCCGATGACGATCTTGTCAGCCCACACTGGACCGTCCAGAATCTTGAGCAGCGCTTGGTACTGAACATGAACCTCGTCGATCACGATCAGGTCCGCATCAGGTAGTTCGCGCCGGATCAGCGTAGCAACACTGGCAATCTGTACCTGAGCTTCGCGGTTCGTGCGCTCATGGTCAGCCTGAATCACGCCGATGTCGCGGATGCCCACATGCTCGAAGGAGCGAAGCGTCTGGTTGACAAGCGTGATGTCGGGAACGGTGAACACGGGGCGCTTGCCTTTGGCGATGGAGCCTCCGAAGAGGTGCGCACTTAGGAGAGTTTTTCCCGAACCTGTTGGACTTTGCACCACGATGCGCCTGTGGCCCTCGCGGACTGCCTGCCGTATCTCCTGAGCGCAGCGCTCCTGCCAGCGCCGCATCGGGGGCAGCGAGAGAGCGTTCTCGACCGGGAATAGGGAGTATGTGGCCAAAGCTACTCCTGCGGCAACCCAAGCGCATCAAGGGCGCGGTCGATGGCCTCAACTTCGACGGCGGCTTTGTCGCGGATCGATATGGCCTTTTCCCGCTGCTCAATCAGGTGACGTGTTGCGATGGTGACGTGGCGCGGCGTCTTCGGTGTGGACTCAGGCTTTGGTGGCAAGTTCTGCGTGGTCATGCGTTTCTCCTTCGGTCGTGCGGTTGAGGATGCGGGATAGAACGAGCGTCTCGGAATGGCACAGCGGGCAGTCATGCAGATTGGTGACCGCATCGCAATCGGGACAGAGGAAGGCGGTGTCGAGGGGGATGACGGAGATGTGTTCGAGCTTCATGCCGCCTCCGGCTCCTCTTGCTCGAAGCACTCCGAGCAGAACGCGCGGCCTTCGTCGTCCACGAACTCTTCGTGCCATACTTCGGCCTCGGGCGGATCGCCCCCGCCGCCCTCTTCGCGCCGGTACTCGAGCCACCATCCGACTTGCACGTCGCAGGATGGGTTCGCGCAGATGAGGGGGCTACGCATTGGCTAATGCCTGCTCTTCCTCCTCCGGACTCAGGATCGGGGGGCAGTGATACACGGCTGGCCTCGCCGGCTCGACGATCTCACAGATTGCAGAGCGGCGAATAGTGGCGATAAGAGAGATACCGGGAGTGTCATGCTCCAAGTAGAAGTCGGGATAAGCGTCGGTGTCCGGATCGACTCTCTTTGTCAATGGACGAGGGAGTAACTTGGCTAGTTCGACGAAGGTTCCCTTTTCTGACCCGTGATAAAAATACACAGTCGGCCTGGTAATTTCGAGTTCGGGGTTGACGGCGAGCGCATCGGCGAGGATGCGCAATTCGGATGCTACTGCTGCTGCGGTGGTTTTCATTCATTCCTCCAAATGTCCAGACAAAGACTTTACTACTTGATTACTGCGGCGAACACCTTGCAATCGCAGCCTTGGACCAGGCACATCCCGCCGTCCTCTCCGTGGTGCCAGAAGTGGCTGTGGCCGCACTGGCACACATCGTAGTCCATAGGCTTGCCATCGATGGCTTCGATAGCCATGACCGTCTGAGCAGCTGCGCGGGGGAGCTGGTGGGCCTTCCCGCTGAGGCTGCGCTCAGCTTCACGCAGGAACAGCCGCGCCCACGTCATCGCGGCGGTCAGCCGTTCGTTGCGGGATGACCCTGATTCGACTGGACGCTCACTGTGAGCTACATATTGTTCTCTGCCGAAACTCATGCTTCCCTCCGATCCCTGCGTAGTTTATTTTTCATCTTGCGGCATGTCCTACAGAAACGCATCCCTCTCCAAATGTAGGCGTCAGATAGGGCGTGACCACGTTTGCATTTGGTCATCCGCGCATTAACCGCCGGAGGGCTGATTCCCCGCAGCACGTTGATCCGAGAAGTGACAGGTTCCAAATGCTGCGGGTTAACGCACTTCCTATTGCGACAAAGATGGTCGAGTTGCAAGCCCTTCGGAACTTTTCCGTTTGCCAGCGCCCATGAGACACGATGGGCTAATAGCGCCCTCTTCACTTGTGGACGACCAGAAATCTGTCCGTACCCCTGCGGAGTGAGAGAGCCGATCCATTCCCAGCACCCACGCGATTTCTTCACCATTTTCCAGAACCGCGTCTCTAGTGGCACATAGGGATGATTTTGGTGATAGCACTTACGAGAGCAGAAACGCCCCTGACCGATGTTGAGACGGTAAGAATTGGCCATAAACACAGCACCGCAAGCCTCGCAGTTTCTCTGGTACACGCCTTTGGGATATGCTTGTGTGGAAGGGGTCACTTCGCTCTCCTATAGCGATTGGGCTTGTCCGGCGTTGACGCGCCTGACTCCTTCATTGTATCCCAACCTCTCCATAAAATCTTTGAAGTCATGCGCTAAACGAGCGCAATCTTCTTCGAGATCGGGATACCGATATTGAGTCAATAGATCGTGAGCATAGACTTCCCACTCGCAATGCCCGATCTCTCTGCAACTCCAGATGTGCCACTTGAACACATCAGCCTCGAAAATGTCAAGATAAAAACAGTGCTGCATCTTGCCGAAATACTTCTCCGCATCGAATTGCGAAGTGGTCTTGTCATCGGCGATCATGCGGCCCATGATCCGGTCGCACCGCGCTGTCACGATCACGCCGCCGTAGTCCTTCTCGCGCTTCTCTTCCCGGCACGGCCATGCTTCAATCTCGGCATCGCAGGTGAACGCGAACGTGTGACCATCGGCGCTGATGGTGGACTGCTCACCCAGGTTCGCGTGTTCCATTGCTTTGGCGAAAGCGCCGCCTCGTTCCATCGCGGGCGTGCGCGGCATCTCGCCGCGTAGCTGCGCAAGGAACACGCCAAGCTCGAATTCGTCGTCATCACGGAAGGCGCGGTAGAGATCGAGATTGGAGACTGAGACGCGGATCATCACGCCACCTTCGCCGGTACGACATAAAGGCCGGTCACCTTGTCGAACTCAAAACCAAGCGTCTTCGCCTTGTCTGCCAGCGGACCCTTCTGCGCCTTCGACAGCTTCAACCGCTTCGCCTCAGCAATGAGAAAGTTGATGTCAGCGAGGCTCTCTGCTCCGTCCACCTGCTCGGTGAACTCAACTGATTCTTTGACAGCCTCGGCCTGCTGCTCGGTCTGGCGATTAAGCGCGCCCTTGATCTGCGCAATGACGCCCGCGAGGAACGCGGGGCTGCTGGCCAGGTCGAGGATCGGTATCTTCGGCAGCTGCGCCGGATTCTTGCCGAAGCCTCCCTGCCGCGGATCGAAGTCGAGGAATCGCTGATCCCGCGCGTCCAGCCGGATGCGGCACATGGCATCGCTCGACTTGTAAATCTCATTCTTCGAGCTACCTTGCGCGTCGATGCGCTCTTGCGTGTCGTCGCCGTTTTTCTGCTCATCCATGTGGCAAACGAGGATGATGTCTTTGCCCTGCGACCGCAGAAACGCCTGCCACTGCGCGAACCTGCTCTTGAGCGCACCGAAGCCTTGCAATGTGAGCGATCCATCGGCGCGGCCCATCTTCGGGTTGCCTTCGATAATGTCCTGAGAAAGCGTGTCGAGCGCGCGGCCGGCAGTATCAATCACGATGGTTTTGTAGGGCGTCAAGTCTTCCGCCGTCATGCCAGACACATCGGCCCACTTCACGACCGGCACAGACGCCTTGCGATTGAACGCGCGATGGATGCCTTTGTCGAAGTCAAGTGTGAGCGGAGCCTCGGCAGTCTGGGTAAGAGAGGTCTTCCACAAGCCGGGAGCGGCGTAGAGCGTCAGGATGATGTTTGATATTGGAAGTGGTTCTGTGGCGGGAACGATTCTAAGTGGCATTGTCAAGCGCCTCCGAGACGCTGGAATGAGAATAGGGGAGAGGCGCGGCCCGCGCAAGATAACGAAGGTAACAGCCGAGAGGCACTTACTTGCACCCCTCGGCTCCGTGCCTAATCGACTACGGGCTTTGCTCCCCAGTCGGTGTTTTCCTGCTGGATGGTGACCGAGTAGTCACCAGGAGGCACAACGTGCGCCTTGTGCTCCTGGTGAACGAGAGACACCGCGCCTTCGTCGCCCAGCACGCGCACGTAGGTCATGCCGTTCTCTTCGTACATCTCAACCAGATCGGCCACGTCCACGTCTTCCACGTTCGACATGAAGCTGTGATGGTGGCCGGTGACTTCGCCAAGCGCCACGGGGCGCAGCGGCACGCGCTTTGCTGTTTTCGAAATTACGCTCTTCATCATGATGATCCTTTCGGGGTTGATGGTTGAGGTTGGGCACCGTAGCTATCGGCGCAGGAGCTAGAGACCTTTGTGCTTCTTGTAGCCAGCCCAGATACAAAAGTCATTGAGCATGAAGGCTGCTAACCACCACCAACTCGCATGAGTGAATCCGAGCAACTGGCAGAAGACGAAAATCTCGGTCGTATAAGGAAAGTACAGGATCATGGTTCCTCCTAACTGTGTGCTTGCTGTTCGGGTCCGCCCGAGAGCGGCTTCAAAAAAACATCGCCTTGCCTCAAAAATTTGCCTTCCTTGTACTCCTTCTCAGTGAGCCCGAAGGTCCAAGCCACGGCCTCGTAGCACCGCTTATGGTTATGCCGGACGCGGATGGTGTACTTGCGATCGGTCGATGGGTCAGTGAGTCGAACGAAGCGCAGCGGGCGATCTTCAAAGTCCTTCAGATCGGCAGCTTCAAGCAACTCCGCTGTTTCTGTGCCGGCGCGGTAAGTGGTGATGAGCCGGGCCCCCGGCTCAATCACATCCGACACCGGGATTGCGGGGAAGTTCGAGTGTAACTCATCGGCATGGATGATTTTCATGTTCGCCTGCTCACAGAATCGATCCCAGCCCATGCGCTCGACCATCACGCGGCGAACCTCGGCGTTTTGCTCGGCTGCGATTTGCTTGACGGTTATGGTCTCGGGCTCTTCAATGATCTGCCGCGTAACTCGCGTGCCATGCCATGACCAGACGCCCCAACCGTCGCGAAAACTCGCTGCGGCTTCGGTTTCTGAGTGAAGGCGATGAGACCCGAATCCGCGTGGTTTGGTTTCATCCACGAGTTCGCGGTGGATCTGTGAGGGGCGCTCGCTCACGATCACAAAATCGCGATGTGCAAACCACCAGCAAGCTGATTCCATCGTTGCCTCGTAAGCACGGCCACGATCCCATAGGTCGCCATTGAGTTCCAGTTTGCAGACTTCGCGGAAGAATGAGGTCCATGCTCCGCCCCACCAGTATCCGCTCACCCAGAACTGACCACCGAATATCGAAGACCACAGTCTTTTTAGGACTTGTCTCACAGCGTCGTCCACAGCGCCGCCCACAGCGCCGTCCACAGCGCCGCCCACAGCGCCGCCCACAGCGCCGCCCACAGCGTCGCTCACAGCGCCGCTCACAGCGTCGTCCACAGCGCCGCGCACAGCGTCGCGCACAGCGCCGCGCACAGCGTCGCGCACAGCGCCGCCCACAGCGCCGCGCACAGCGCCGCCCACAGCGCCGCGCACAGCGTCGCGCACAGCGCCGCCCACAGCGCCGTCCACAGCGCCGC